GCCCTGATGGGGCCCCTAAGCCTGGGTCCACCCCGACTTGAAGTATTGTAGTGGATTAGCCCCCCTAGTATGGATGGTATGGGTGGTATAGGTGGTATGGTTTTGCTTCAGCTTGGGGTGTTGGTTGCTCTGGTGTGGGTGTTGCTTGGTTGCTGTGGGTGGTGGTATGGCCTGTGGGTATGTAGTGCAGGTGTGCGTGGGCAATTAACCCCTCTAGTATGTATTGCAAAGGTCGGGTAGGGTCTCTCTGTGTGTGTGTGTGCAGGAGGGTTTCCTCGGCGCGGAGTAGAATCGTATTAACTCTTGGTTAATACGATTCGGAGGTACAACGTGTTATGTCGTCAGGGAAGCGTCGGTCGGTTGAGGCGAAGGAGATGAAGTCGGAGTGTTTGATGGTGAGGATTCGCCCCTCTACAAAGCGGCGGTTGGAGGAGATGTCGGATGCGGTGGGGTGTACGATGAGTGCGTTGGTGGAGCATGCGATATTGGGGTTGGAGGTCGAGGAGCTTGGGGCGGGGGCGTCGGAGTGATGTGTTCGGTGTGCAAGGGTCGGGTGGGTTCGTGGCCGGTGCGGTTGGGTCGGCTGGTGTTCTGCGAGGATTGTGCGGATCGGCTGGCTGAGATATTGCAGAGGAGAATCAGCAAGTGATACCGTTGCAGGGCTCGGCGCGGGTGCGGGCGTGGGAGCGCGCCGACCAGCGGCGACAGGAGGGCTCGAGTAATGTTAGTAATGCCTAGTAATGATTGCGGCGACAGAACCCGCATGAACACTCATTACTAGGCGTCTTCGCAGATACGATTTTAGTAATGATCGAGGTAGAGACTTCCCATGAAACTGCACTTTGAAGGCAACTTGGACTATCAGATGCAAGCCATCGACGCCGTCTGCGACCTGTGCGCGTGGGAGCGCGAGGACGACAAGCGGAGGGAGAAGCGCGATGAGCGGTGAGGCGAAGCGATGAGTAGAGAGCCGATACAGCTCGACAAGGTGCGGGCTCGCGCAAACATGGATGTGTCGTCGCTGATAGCGTCGGTGCTACGGTTGTGCGACGAACTGGAGCAGGTGACCGCAGAGCGTGACAAGCTGCGTGAAGACATGGAGAAAGCGTTGGATGTGCTTTGTGCGCTTGCGGGTCTGACGCCTGCAGATGCGGATGGGGCTTGTGAGTTCTGCGGGTGGACGGGGTTGGAAACGTCAGCCTCGCACGAGTGCTCTGCGCAGACGGCTCGGGAGATAGCGGAGGGATACGTCGTTGTGTAAGCTGATGCAGCGGATGTTGTGTGCGGTGGGGTTTCATCGGTGGGTGTACCGCCAGCCCGTGTTCCCCGTTGACCGAGACAGCCTGTCGATGTACCCTATGGTGTGTACGGTATGTGAGAAGGAGGAGAGACGGGATGGCTGATTGCAAGCACGATGATGGGAAGGCGGCGCTTCTGGTGATGAAGTGCTTCAACGCTCGGACGCAGGCGCACGTTCTGCACTTGGCGGCGAAGGGGCCGGGTTCGTTCGCGGAGCACATGGCGCTGGGGGCGTTCTACACTGAGATCGGGGAGCTGGCCGATTCGTTCGCAGAAGCGTATCAGGGGATGTGCGGGGAGCTGCTGAAGCTGCCTGCTGTGTCGATCAAGGCGCAGGCGGCAATTCCGATGCTAGACGACCTTGAGGCGTGGGTAGAGGACAACCGCCAGGCGATCTGCGAGATGAGCAACATCCAGAACGAGATCGATTCGATTGTGACGTTGGTTCAGTCCACTCGGTACAAGCTGAAGTTCTTGAAGTAAAGAAAGCAGCCCCAGCTTTCGCCAGGGCCACAGGGGTGGGGTGGTATGGTTACCTTCGGTCTTCCCGTATAGTGTAGGGATGTTGGGTCGGTGCGTCAAGGGCTGGTATTTACCTCTTGACAATACCGACCCTCTCTTACATGATGGGCGTATGTCTAAAATCAAGCACGGCTTGCACGTCTCTGCGAAGAAACTGGGCGTCCCCGACAAGTATGAGGGTCTGTATCAGGAGTTCTTGGATGACGGCAAGCCGTTTGACCTTCGCAAGGAGATTGCGCTTCTTCGGTTGCTGTATGTGCGGATGGAAGAGGCGCTGACTGCGACAGGGCAGCAGAAGATCGTCGCCATTGAGGAAGCCATCTCGTCTAAGCTGATGAAGGTGTACGGGGAGAAGACGAAGGATGCGGAAAAGCTCCAGAAGACGGTTTCGACTCTCACGTCCATTGCGACGGCGGTCATCGCAGAAGAGCTCGGCGTCGCAAGTCTTGGTCTCGGTCTCGAAGACCTAGCAGACCATCTGGAGAAGATCACGCGGGCCGCCGAGCGGATGAAGAAGATCCAGGAAGGCGTGAAGCTTCAGGTCAACATCGACACAAGCATTCTCGTGCGGTTCATTCAGGATGTGGTGTTCCACTTCGTCGAGGACGGGCGTACCCGTCAGCAGATCATTGAGCGTGCGATGAAGATGTCGGTACCCAACAGCGATGGCCCTCGAGCGGCGCTGGCCGCTCCTCGGGTCGAAGTCACGGCAGATAACGTAGACCCGTTGGGTGCAGAGTTCCGTGAAGTTCGTCAGCAGGTTTCTCAGCCTATGCCGTCATTGGAGGATATGATATGAGTTCGTATGTGGATTCTGTGGTCACTGCAGCGATCAAAGAACTGGGCGTTACTGAGGTGGGATTCAGCAACAGCGGCCCGAGGGTCAACCAGTATCTGGCCGCAGTCGGTCTGGGGCCAGGCAACCCTTGGTGTGCCGCGTTCGTGTTCTTCGTTACCGACGAGGTGGGTGTGCCAAAGAGCACTTGGGAGGACTTGGGCAACCGAGCGTATTGCCCGAGCATTGAGTCGTGGGCGCGGAGCAAGGGTGTGCTGAAAACGACTCCGCAGCGGGGCGACTTCATGCTGCTGCAGATGTGGGACAACGACGGGCAGTACTCGGGCCACATCGGCATCGTAGAGCAGGTGGAAGGCAACCAGATCCACACGATTGAAGGCAACACGTCGGCTCAGGGCAGCGGTGGCAGCGACGACAACGGCGGCGGGGTATACCGCCGTATCCGGTCGGTCGGGTCGGCCAAGTATGTTAACTGGTCTTCGCTGGTGGCGCCGGTGCAGCGGGTGCTGAAGGTGTTTGCCAACTACAACGGTCGCACGGTTGTGATTGACGGGAAGACGTACCCGCTTACCAGTTTGGATGTCAACGGCAAGTCGTGTGACGTGATCGAGTTGATTGCCAAGTACTGACGATGGCGTGGAAGACGGTACAAACCCATAACTTCTTCCCCGACGCCGATGGCATTGTCTTCAACGAGATTGCGTCGTTGATGGCGATGAACGAGGCGCTCGTCGAGCCGGTGATGAACAACTTCTGGAGTCTTGATCGGGGGTTGGTGGGGTCGCCCAACCCTCGGCAGGACTATCTTCACGACCTGTACTTCGACTTCTCGAAGGACAACGAGCAAGACAACATCTTGATGGTGCTGGAGTACGGGGCCACTCGGTCGGGCAAGACGGTGGGCACTATCGCCCTGTTCGTGAAGATCCTCGTGAAGTACCCAGGCACGAAAGCGTTGGGTGCTCGCCGGACGTACACCCAGCTCGCAGACTCGTTGGTTCCTTCGGTGGTCGAGTTCTTGTCAAAAGTCGGCTACAACAAAGGCGAAGATTACGAGTTTCGCGGAGGCGACCGCCCAGGCTTGTACTTCAAGAATGGTTCGTCGTGGGTGTTCCGCTCGACCGAGAACGCGAACAAGGCGGGCGAAGGCAAGGCCGACAACCTAGGCGGCACCGAGTACGACATCGTTCTGCTTGAGGAGTGCGACGAGATTCAGGAGCTGTTCTTCGACACGGTGGTCGGTCGTATGTCGGGGCAGCGGGCGCCCGCTCGAATGATCTGCTGCATCGAGAACCCGCCGAGCGAAGAGCACTGGACATACAAGAAGTGGTTCACTGAGCGGGCAATAGACCCCCAGCCCAACGTCAAAGCGATCCACTATCCTACCGAGGACAACGAGCGCAACCTGCCGCAGGGGTACATCTCTTCGCTGGAAGAGGCGTACAAGGACTCTCCGGCGCTGTACCGCAAGTTCAGGTTGGGGTTGTTCACGCCCAGCATCAAGGGCAAGCCGATCTTCAAGAACTACTTCAACCGCAAGATCCATGTGCCCGCAGGCGACAAGACGCTGACGTGGAACCCGCGCTGGCCGATCTGGCGGATCTGGGACTTTGGGTTTCGGCGTCCGGCGTGTGTGTTCGCCCAGGAGGACAAGGATACGGGTCAGATCAAGTGGCTTCGGGCGCACTTGGGCAACGACGAGATGCTGATGCCGTTCGCCAAGAAGATGATCAACAACTCGAAGAAGTGGTACACCGACGCTCGAGGCAACACAGCAGACTTCATCGACATCTGCGACCAAGCAGGGAAGAAACGGTCGTCCACGAGTGACAAAACCGAGATTCAGGTTCTCGAGGGGTTGGGGCTTCGTCCTCGGTATCGGTTCTCGAAGATTGAGTATGGCGTTCAGTTGCTATACCAAGAGCTATCCTCTATACTACCAGGAGGTGTTCCGGCGATGATCTTTGATCCCGTTCATTGCGGGATTCTGATCGACGCCTTCGAGTTCGGGTACACCCAGGACCCCGACGCAAAGGACGATGCGATCAAGCCTGTGAAGGACGGGCGGTACGACCACTGCATGGACTGCTGTCGGTATGCAGTGGTGATGTTCCGCGAGATCACGAACGCCACCGTGCCGAAAAAGGTCGCCAAGCGTCTATACCGAACCCTGACAAACGACGGGTCTTACGCAGAGACGATTATGCGAGAGCTCCAAGGCCGACGCGGGCCGGTCTACAACTTTGGAAAGCCGAGGAGGAACGACGATGGCTAAGAAGCCGAAGGACGGCGGCAAGGTGTCCAGCATGGACAAGCCCAACCCCAAGCCCCCACTGGACACGTCTGCGCTGAGTGCTTCAGCCGGTCCCCCTTCGGGTGGTCCCCCGATGGGCGCTCCTCCCGACATGGGCGGGGCTCCTGCCGGTCCTGATCCGATGACGGCTGCGCTTGTGGGGCAGGGCGCTCCCCCTCCTGGGGCGATGACGCCCGACCCGATGACCGCAGCCCTGACGGGCCAGGCTCCTCCCCCTGAGATGGGCGGCGCAGGTGTTCCTCCTGAGATGATGGGTGGTGGTCCCCCGCCGGATGCTGGGGGTGCCGATCAGATGGAACAGATCGGCCACCAGTTCGGGCCAGTGGTGGCCGCAGCGATGATGGTCAGCCCCGAAGTGCAGCAGACGCTGGTCAGCATCATCACGCAGATCATGTCGGGTGGTGGGGCTCCCCCTCCGATGGGCGGTCCTCCGATGGGTGGCCCTCCGATGCCTCCTGGGGGAATGATGTAGCATGGGTGAGCTCCGAATCGGCAACTCGGCAGAGCCTGCGAAGAAGACGATCATGCTCCGCGCGGCCCCGTCGCAAGACGGTGGTTTGCCGTTGGAGCTGCTTCCACCCGACCTCGCGGGTTCGCCACATCCCACCGATTCGGCTATGCAAGACCAGGATCTCGCCGCGCAGAAGCTGATCAACGCGCTGCAGTGGACGTTCAACGAGTGGGACACCGCTCGAGCGCCGCACCGAGCGAACTGGGAGAATGCGTGGCGGCTGTTCAACAACAAGTGGGACTTCTCTCAGAAGGAAGACTGGCAGAGTCGCCGCACGTTGCCGAAGGTGACGATGACGGTGAAGCGACTGTCAGCCACCATCACGCGAATCCTGTCGATGTCTCAGGAATGGTTCGGGACTGAGACGAGCGCACCCAGCCAGCAGAAGTACCTCAACATCGTCAAAGACCTGATGTATTGGTACTTGGGCGAAGACCACGCCGACTTTGAGAGTGTGTTCTCCACTGCGATTGAGGTTGGGATGTTGTCGCAGATCATGCCAGTGCTTTGCACTTGGGATGTGGACGGGTGGCATCACCCGACCGCGACGGACGATCAGGCGATGATGTCTGGTTCTTCCGATTCTTCTGCGCCAAGCATGGATCCGATGCTCTCCCAGCTCACGGGGATGCCCAACCCGTTCAGCGACGGGCTGAACCTGCCGCCTCCGAAGACACGCCCCGACATCAAGAAGTTCGACGGGCGCCTGCGCTATGAGCTTCTGTCGCCAGACAACGTGATCCTCGACCCCACTGGACGTTTCAGGGGAGTTATCATCGAGCGGCATTACACGCGGGGCGAGTTCGCTCAGGAAGCCGAGGTTCGCACGTTCATCAATGTGGACCAGGTGATGAGCCACCAGTACACGGTGCTCGACAAAGAGGCTCGTGAGAACCGCAAGAAGGGTCAGATCCACACGATTGCCAAGGACTCGGTGTATATACAGGAGTTCTGGGGCGACCTGTATTCTGAGCAAGGCGACTGCCTGCTGAAGAACAAGTACTTCATCGTCGCCAACAAGGCGTACATCGTGTTGCCGCCCACCGACAACCCGTTCTGGCACGGGCAGATCCCGCTGGTGGTTGCGGGGATGGTAAACGTCCCGTTCAGTGTCTACCATCAAGGTTTTATCAGCATGAACGCAGATTCGTTCGAGCTGTGGGTCGAGTTCATCAACCTGACGATTGACTACTTCCAAAAGATCATGATCGGCATGAACGAGATCGACATGGACATGATCTACGACCCCGACGAGCAGAACACCGACGTGGCGTTCCCTGGCAAGATGTGGAAGAAGAAGAATTCAAACGGCAAGCCAATGATCTCGGCGGTGCCGATGGGGGACCTGCCGCAGGGCACGTTCCCCTTCTTGCAGCTCATCTCCCACGAGCTTTCGGACGGCACGGCGCTTACGGATGCGACCGAGGGGACGCCGCGCACTCGAGGCAAGCAGAGCGCCCAGGAGTTTACCCGACGCATGGCTGAGGCGGGGGTGCTTCTCGACTATGTGTATCGCAACATCGAGAAGAATTTGATCAAGCCGCTGATCACCCTTGGGTTCAAGACCATCCTTCAGTTCATGAGTCAGAAAGACTGGGCAGAGTGGCTGGACCGTCGTCGGGACAAGTACCCCGAGTTGTCGGGCGAGTACGACAAGCTGATGGGGATGTCTCCTGTCGAGCGGTACCAGCTTTTGGGCTCAGACATCTCGTTTCAGACGAAGGTGTTCAGTGCCGTGTTCGACCGTCAGGCGGTCATCGAGAAGCTCACGTTCTTCATCGGCACGACGGGTCGTCTGCCGTTCGTCGCTCAATACATCAAGTGGGGCGGCATCCTGAAGAAGCTGGTCGAGGCGCTGCAGTACGACGCCGAGGACATTGTGAGCGACACACCGATCCAGCCGATGTCGGACTTGATGAAGCCGGGCAACTCGGCGCAGTCTACGTTTGGGGGAAGTGACGGGGGCGAAGCCATACCGATGCAGCCCCCGCAACCAGGGCAGATGGAGGACCAATCGTCGGGCCTTCTTGGTTCGTCAGGCAACATTCCTCCGGGCCTAGACAACTTGCTCCCAGGGGCAAGAAGACCAGGTAACCCGCGTAACCGTTGACGATAGTCAATACCGCGTGTTAATCTGTTCAGGAAGCGAGGCCGTTATGGAAGCTAAAATCGTAAAATCGACTGACGACTCCACAGGCACCTACGTTGTGGAGGCTGGGACCTACGGCAACAAGTTCCTTCCGACCCGCAATATTCGGGGAGGGAATGAAGTCGTCGATACGACTGCTGCGTACCGCGGTCTTCCCCAAGACATTGTGAAGTCTGGCGGTATCGACAAGTTCGACCGTCCGACCCGAGAGAGCCAGTACGCCAAGATCGCAGACGATGCGGGTCAGGGCGTGGGCAAGCGATTCATTCCGAAAGGTCGAAAGTAGCAATGCCTAGCGGTAACAAGTTCAACATGGCAAAGATGCAGAAGCAGGATGCCGCTCTTGACAAGAAGCTGGGGAAGAACGACCCTACGCAGGCCAAGGGCAAGATGGTTCAGGTAAAGAACAACAAGGCGAAGGCTAACCCCTTCGGCAAAAAGAAGTAGGGAGGTATATACCGATGCCTGGCAAGTATGGTGAGGCGGGGAAGGCGTCCCCTGGCAAGAAGGGCAAGACCGAGACGGTGCTGCACCACGTCAAGGAGAACAAGTGCAGCACGAGCTCCTCTACTGTTCAGCAGGACGGTGGCCCCTCCGAGGTCAAGGCGGCGTACTGATGCCGTACAAGTCTGCGGCTCAGGAGAAGTTTTTCAACGCGAACCGCAAGAAGATGGAGGCCCAAGGGGTCAACGTCGATGAGTGGAACGCAGCAACCAAAGGCAAAAAGCTTCCGAAACGAGCCAAGAAGAAGTGACTGACGGGGTTGTCCTGCTGGATGCAGATGGGGTTCCCCGCCTGACGACAGATGCAGACCTAGACCGTCTGCGGATGTCTCGTGGCGTTCGGGATAACTCAGCCTTCCTTCAGCAGGACTTTCTCCCCCACTTCGACGCCAAAGTGAAGGACAAGATTCGATTGGCAAGTAGCACGGAGGACCTTCTCCGCGCTCAGGGGATGTTTCAGCTCTTGTCGGATCAAGCCGCCTTCATCGCCCAGAAACTGAAGAATCAGAAAGGGATTGTCTGATGGACGGCATGTCCGACCCTAGCATGGTCATTCTCTCGGACCCTGACTATCAGGAGGCCGACGAGCAGAGCGAAGAGTCTCCCGATTACCTTCGTGGCCGTCTCGAGGAAGCCGAGCGTCGTGCCCAAGAGCGCGATATAGAGCTGTCTCGCCACCAGCAGGCGCTTCAGGCCATTCTCGTGCAGCAGCAGGAGCAGGCTCGCCAGCAGGCCGCGCAGCAGTCCTACCAGGCGTACCAGCAGACGTACAGCAAGCCGCAGCAGTCCAGTCAGTCCGAGGACCCGTGGCGGGAATACCTCGACAGCATCAACGGAGGCAGCAACGTGGACAGCCAAGAGAGCGCACAGCAGCAGCGCCAGCTCACCGTGGACGAAGCGGCGGCGATGGCCGACCAGATCGCCCAGCGTAGAATCAGCGAGACGCTGAGTGCGATCAACCAAGACACGGCAGTGGGCAACGCCCTCGCGCAGCGGTTTCAAACGCAGGATAGCGACTTGATGCCGTACAGCGATGTGGTGGCGTCCTACTACGCAGCGAATCAGCATCTCCCGAAGGCGCAGGCGTATGAGATTGCCGTGAACACTACGCGAAACCTGCTGAAGGCGGGTCGTTTGGCGCCGGTGTCTCAGGTTCCGCAGTCTCCGATGGGCGGGCAGTGGCGTGCGAACAGCACGGGCCAGAGCCAGCCTGGGGTTCAGTACCGTCGCATCGACGACGAGCTTCGTCGCGAGGAGCTGCAGCGGTGGACCCAGCAGCGCAAGGATCTGTTCGAGAAGCGCCGCCAGGCGCAGTACTGAGGGGGTAGCGGGGGATGTTCGATTATAGACCAGAACTGAGCGGCGGGTCTTATTACCCAGAAAACCATCAAGCCCAGCTGGCTAATTCGTTCATCCCCATGCTCCAGCATCCGAGTCAGCTCGTTGCGCCGATGCCGGTTCCGATGCACTTTGCTTCGGAGTTCGAACATCACCCGCAGTACTCTTACGCAGGGCCGGTGTTGCCCGACCAGTCGTTTGACCAGTGGGAGTACCGCACTCCCCCCGCTCCGACTCCGCATGGGCTGGTTGCTCCTTCTTCTCCGCGGGAGGAAAACACAGTTGAAGTAGTTCGGATGACGCCGCCGGGGATGTCTCAGCCTTCCCCAGCAGGCGTCAATCCGCAAAAGATGGCGCAGATGCTACAGATCGCGGCTCTTCAAGGAGCAAGAACTGGGGCCCAAGGTCGTCCTGCCTACTACCCCAAGCCAGTGCAACCTGCTGCGCCCGCAACGCGCCCTGCCGCAAAGAAAACGTCGTATGCTCGTCCTTCCGCTCCCGCGCAGCGTTCGTATTCTGCGGGCCCCAGTCATACCTACACGAATTCCAGCGTTCAAGCGATGCAGGCTCAAGACTCAAAACAGGACTATCAACGCGCTGGCGGTACTAGTCGCACGGTAACAGGGCGAGTGATGCCTGCGCCTAGTGAAATCCCTGTGTCTAATGAACCCGATACACTTATTCAAACCTTCGCTGATCAAAAAACAGGCAACATTATTAAACGGTATAGAGACCGTTTGGGAAAAGTATACGACGTAGTTGTGGGCAACGCTTCGAAGAAAAACGGCGCACCAGCCCCCGCTTCAAATGCTCCAACCAAAGCAGGCCAGCCAAATAAGCCTGCGTCGAAGCCCCCCACTGCGCCAGCACAGCCTGTTCAGGCTACGGCACCAAAATCAACTTATTCAACTTATTCGGCTAAAACTTCAACCAATGTTCCTTTTTCTTTCCCCAATTCCATTCCAACAAATGAAGCACCGAGTTTTCGGCTTCTTGACGACCGTTTTGTTCCACGGTCTGAGCCGCCTGTTAGTCCTGTGTGGGGTCCTACCCCTTACAACGAACTTACTAATGCCGCGCTGACTGCTTTAGGTTCTTTGATCCCTGCAAGTGCAATAAAAACAGGAGTGCAGTTGCTAAACACCGCAAACAACATTGGAACAACACTTAGAAGAGTTACTCCTGAAATGAAAGCGGGTCGTCGCGCTGTAAATGATGTGCGAGATGCTTATCGAACAGCCACTCAAAGAGCAAGAGAACAAAAAGACGCTTCAGACGTAATTGAGTGGTTTAACAAGCAAAACAAATAAACGTTTCAAAAAGGTAGTCGGTCTTCACAAGCAGTCTCTCAGTTGAAAGGAGGCCCTAAAATATGGGACAGACATGGGGAACAGACAGCCAAGGCGGGTTTCTTACCACGCCTGAGCTGAGCCGGAAGATTCGGGAGGCTGCACAGCCGATGTGCCGCTTCCGTCAGTTCGTGCGGCCCGAAGAGGACTTTGGTCGCAACATGGGCGACCGTCTGGAGTTCACGAAGACTTCAAACATCGCGGTGCAGGGTCGCAAGGTTTCGGAGCTTGAGACGGTTCCGACCAGCAGCATCACGATCTTCAAGGATGCGGTGACGGCAGACGAGTACACCAACTCCATCGAGTATACCTGGAAGCTGGAGATCCTTGCCAAGCTCGATATCAACAGCCCGATCATTTCGGCGCTGAAGAACGACATGGCGAAGGTGCTCGACAAGGCGTGCTCGATTGAGTTCAAGGCCACCGACCTCGTGTACTGTCCGCAGGGCACGGAGACGAACAAGGCTTATACCCTCTCGACCACGGGCGCGACGAACGTCGCTACGCGCAACATGAGCGTGTGGGACGTGAAGAACCTCGTGGACCTGATGAAGTCCACCTACAAGATGCCCAAGTTCGACGGCAACAACTTCATGTCGGTCTGCACGACCACGCATATGCGCGGGCTGAAGGACGACAGCGAGTACTTCGATGCCGTCAAGTACGGTGACCCCGAGCGTTTCTTCACGGGCGAGCTGGGTCGCTACTACGGCTGCCGCTTCACCGAAGAGACGAACGCGCTCAACGGCAACAAGGCGGGCGGTCTGGGCGAGGCTGTCTATTTCGGAGAGGATGCCGTGATCGAGATCGCGGTGTACCCCGAGGAGCTGCAGGCCAAGCTGGGCGAGGACTACGGTCGCAACCGCGGCATCCGTTGGGTCTGGGTTGGCGGCTTTAAGCGCACTTGGGACTACTCGAGCGAGGGCGATGCCCGCGCTGTGTACGTCACCAGCACCTAGTATTCGAGAGGCGAAAGGAGGCTTCGCATCATGGGTTTTCCAAAGGAACGGTATCAGTCACTCAAAGTGCTGAATCCGGTCGATTCGATTTCCGCGAAGGACCTGGCTGGTGCAGCAGGGTCTTCGCTGGGCATCTTCGTTATTCCGGCGGGTCTGGGTGCGGTTCGCATCAAGGCTATCGGTATGGCGATGGCTGCGGCAGGTGGTGCTCAGACCACGGCGGGCACGGCCAAGCTGCAGATCGCTGGCGCTGACGTTGTGGATGCGACCAGCACGGCGTTCACTGTCGCTTCTGTGGCAAGCCACGCTGCGTGGACTGTCGTCGAGACTGAGCTCAATCAGTCGGCTACGACGGACCCGAAGGCGGCACCGACCTACCCGAAGGCCACTGCAGGCCAGAAGGTGGAGCTGGTGGTGGGTACGCAGGGCGCTGGTGTGGGCGATCAGACCGCTCGCTTCTATCTCCTGGTGTCTCAGGACTACGGCAGCGAGAGCTCGGCGCTCAACAACTAGGGTCTAGCCCCGCTCAGGTTGTTCGCAGCTTGGGCGGGGCTTGGCTTCATAATACAGGGGAGTGAATCTATATGCCCGCAGAAGGCGTCTGCCAGCATGAGGACTGCACGGGTTGGTGCTATCAGCGCCAGCACGTCATCCATGGCTCTGATTCGAAGGTAGACACAGTAGAGCAGTACGGCAACCTGTTCACGTTGGACGGTCGTCGTTATCCGGATCAGATCCCTCCGTCCATCTTGGACCGCATTTACGTTCCGCTCAAGTTTCAGCATCTGGTGCCGGTGCAGGGTCCTTCTGCGCCTCCTCCTCCGCTGGATCTGGAATCGCTTTCCGAGCTGGAAGCGTTGGGGGAGCCTGTAGACGACAGCCACGAGACGGTTCAACTGGCTCGAGGCATCAAGCAGCGCCAGCCAAAGCCCAACACGACCCCGCAGAAGATTGGGCGGTAGGCGCAAGGAAGTGAGACGGTGACTTGCCTGCACAGAACATCACGCTGGCCTACGTCATCGACCGCATCAATGAGCGGTATGGCAGGCAGAAGGCAAGTGTCAAGGCACGCTTGGTTGGCGATCTCAATGAGTGGATCAGCCGAGCGTGCCGCCGTTTCAACTTCTGGTTCCTTCACCTCGACCCCGGGCTAGGGGTTGTTTCCCAGTTTCCTCTTGCGTCCAGCGATTTCTCGTCTCTTACTGAGAAAAAAGGGAATTGGGTAGACAGAGGTTGGCTTCGTGCAGAAGCAAGCACCCCTTATTACCTTTTTGCGTATCCTTCGCAAGAAGGGATTGACACGTCGGGGGCTGTCGTTTCAAAAGGGTGGATGTGGGGCGAGATCACCCATCTGTTGTCGGTGAAAGAGTTTGATTCCGAGGGTAGCTTCCTTCGCGATCTGCCCGCCTTGCCGTACAGTGAGTTCTCTACGTTTACAAAGTGGGACAAACAAACCCGCCCAGACCGCGTTACGTTTCAGACGGTCAACGGCACGTCAGTGCTGCACTTCGCTCCTACGCCAGATCAGGCGTACTTGTATCAGGTTCGTGCAAAGCTTGCGTCTCTACCGCCACTCGACCGAGCCGACAGTACCAACGTAATGCTGCAGACGTACCCCGAGATGGTGATCACTGCAGGGCTGTTGATTGCGGCTGATTACTTTCACGAAGCGCAAGAGATTCAGTATCACGCAGTTCGGTTGTACGGGGCAGAATACGCGCAGTATCAAGACCCCACAAAGGTTACGCCAGGCGGTTTGCTTGGGGAAGCGTTGGCCGATTCTCGTCGGCGCAACAAGTCCGAAGCCGATCAGATGCGGGTGTACCAGTCATCTCATCGAGCTCTTGGCCGGGACAATGGGCGTGTGCGCTCAAGGTACCCGTTTGAGGGCTACTACGGCCCTCTATAATGGGTAAGCAGGACCTTTCTACCGCCGTTGCAACAACATTGTGGACCCCGACGCAGGGGTTGATTACGATGTTGCCGCCGCACGCTATTCCCGATCTTGCGGCAGCGGAATGTAGCAACTTCTACGGGTTTGAAGGAAAGCTACGCCCACGTCCAGGCTGGAGTTCTGCTTATGGGGGAACGGCGCTGGCGAGTGGGGTAACGTGCTACGGCTTGGCCGAGCATGTGGCAATGAACGGCACTCGCACTGTTGTCGCGATGACCATGGACCTTACGACGAACGCAGTAAAGTTCTGGGAGCGCACAGGAGGTTCTTGGACTGACCGAACGGGTGCTGCGGCTCTCACCGGCTACGAGTACGCCCCGTACCAGCCGACGTTTGCCAACTTCAAAGGGGTTCTGTACTTCACGACGGGCAGGCAGGGTTTGTACCAGTTCACGCCAGGTGGCAACATCACGGCGGTGACGAACGCCGACCCGTTGCTTCGTCCTTTCGACAAGCCAAAGATTGTCATCTCGTGGGACGCTCGGCTGTTCACGTTCAATCAGGACGATGCTCCGAGCGCAGGAAACCCTGTTCCTCCTCGAGTGGCTTGGTCCGACTTTTTGGACGCTACCGTCTGGCAGGGGGGCTTGCTGGGGGGCTCCAGCGGATACCAAGACTTGTACTACGGGAATGACTCTTCCGACCCGATCACGGCGGCTATCGACCTGCGGGACAACTTGGTGGTGTTCAAACCCACGTCGATGTATGCGGGCGTGAACACGGGGGACGCCAAGTTCTACGAGTTCCGTCCTCTGTTCCGAGACATCGGCTGCGTCGCTCAGAACACGTTGCGTAGGCTACGAGAAACGTTGATTTGGCTGGGGTACGACAACGTGTACATGATGGAGGGTTTGAGCGCGCCAGAAGGCATTGGAGACACGATTCGAACGCACCTGCAGGCGGTGACGGCTTCTTCTTCGTTGAAGTACGCGAACGCCCTCATCGACCCGATTCGCCAGCTTTACCACCTCTTCTTGCCGGACGTGAGCGGGGGTACGGTTCGGAAGTGGTTCATCTACAACATCCGAGAGAAGAGCTGGTGGGAGGGCACGATTGCTGCGTCGGGGTTGGAGCCGATGTGCTCTTCTGTGATCTACGACAACCCCTTCTCTGCGACGATGTACTGCGGCGGCAGAGACGGCAAAGTATATACCATTGATCACACCGTATATACTGACGCAGGTACCAAGTACACCTGTCTGTGGGCAAGCAAGCAATTCGACGCAGGTCGATTGTTCCGCTCGTCTCAGAATGTTCACGAGTTTGATACCTTTCAGGTGCAGAAGCTGGCGGTGATGGCGAAGAGCGGCAAGTGCAAAGCCCAGCTTCGGATGGGGCCGTCCCTCGACCAGCAGCGCACAAGCGATGTTCTGTCGTTGGATTTCAATGGCACGAAGAGCGACCGATACGTCACGTTCCGAGACGGGGACCGATTCGTCCAGATTCTTCTCACCGAGACAGACCTAACAGCTCCTGCCGAGATCGAGGGGCTGACGATGCACATCCAGCCTCGAGGCATGGTCATATGAGCCGTCGTACTGCCCAGAAGTTCACGGCAGTCGCTCCCAAGCCGCCTCCTCCTACTCAGCTTGGAGACGCTTTAGACCGCTTCTTCAAGCAGGCGTCTTCTTGGATGGAGCAGATGGGGCTGGCGTACAATCGTTCGGTCGAGCAGACGATTCGCGACCGTGCGACTACTGCCAGCGTGATCCCGTTCTATGACAGCAACGGTTTGCCCAATCAGGTGTATTACACCGTCAACTCATACTTGGGGGAAGACGGCAAACTGCACCAGACCAACAAGCAGAAGAGTGCGTGGGCGCTGCGCTTCTCGTTGAACACCGACCTGTTCGAAGTCTTGTACTGCGCTCCTGGCATTGACCCGATTGTGTGGACCACCTATCTCAGCGCGACGAGCTCGGGGCTAACTGACCTGACTTCGACCGTCAACATCAAGGTGCTGGCGAACGTAGATTCGGTGACCATCTCTGCGGGTTGTGCGGTGATGATGGACTTGGGTTCGACGGGCGTGCTTCGCTGGGACGGCACAAGAGAGATCGTCGGGGTTGCTCGAGAGAACATTGCGTCGGCTACTTCTGGTATGGTGCAGACTGAAGGGCCGTTGAAGCTCTCGGACTGGACGAGCGCCACTGGCTCGGCTACACTTTCTTCAGGTATCTGGTACGGCGACGTTGCTACGCCAGGCAAGATCACGACTACGGCTACCACAACGCTCGGAAAAACGGTTCAGCGGGTAGGGGTGACTTTGGCTTCAGACACGCTTGAGGTCAGAATCAGCCAGCCCGTACTTCTCTAGGAGGAAACCATGGCTTCTCGTAAACCGCTTGTCATCGACTCTGGAATCATCAAGCAGCTTCCTGCGGGTGATACGCTGGACGCTCCCACTACAACCCCAGACATCTATGCGTTTACGAACGGAGAAGCGGGAGCAATTACGATTGGCCTTCCCGTGTACGTCAGCGCCGCTAGTACAGTGAAGAAGGCGAAAGCGGATGCAAGCGGCACAGCGCAGGCGATTGGGCTGGTGTACGACGCTAGCATCTCTGCGGCGGCTTCTGGCTCTGTGGTGCTTGATGGTGTCCTGTCAACCACTACAGGAACGTGGGACGCGATCTGCGGTACGACGGGCGGTCTTACTGCGGGTACTGTGTATTACTTGTCAAAGGACACGGCGGGTGCGCTCACTTCGACGGCCCCTACTGCGGCTGGTCAGTATGTTACTCGTGTAGGGATGGGTCTTTCCACCACTGAGATGCTCGTCAAGCCTCGCCCGTACATTGCGTTGTAGTCATGGCGTCAAAGGCTCCGCTTGCAGTATATAATGGCGAAATACAGCAGCTTCAGTCTGGTGATTCGCTTGTAGACGCTTCTGGGGCTGCTTACGCCATCCCGATTGTTGGCGTGGTGCAGATGTACGCAGGGGCGGTTCAGCCGACAGGGTGGTTGTTCTGTGACGGTTCCTCGGTGAGCCGCTCTACCTATGCGTCGCTGTTCGCAGTGTTGTACCCGTCTAAAGGCAACCCTACGATCAGCATCGCCAGTCCGGGTGTTGTGACGCTGAACGCACACGGCCTCACAAACGGCACTCCTGTTTTCTTTGAGACTACTGGTGCGTTGCCCACGGGTCTGACGGTTCGTACTGTTTATTACGTTGTCAGCGCAGCAGCAAACACGTTTCAGGTTTCTGCAACAGCTGGCGGTTCGTCTATCAACACGAGCGGCGCTCAGAGCGGCACCCACAGTCTGTACGTCTCGCCGTATCCTGCGCCTGCGTCAGGCACTACGTTCTATGTCCCAGACCTTCGGGGACGGTCTCCTGTAGGCGCAGGAGCTGGAACAGGTTTGACTACTCGCGCTCTTGGCGCGACAGGCGGTGCGGAAACCCACCAGCTCGTCACTGGTGAAATACCGGCCCACAACCACACCGACAGCGGTCACACGCACAGTGCGACAGGCTTGTCAACGGCCAATGAATCAGCACACACGCACGCTACCGCCAGCGGTGCGTCCTACATCACAGGTACGGGCGGTGGAAATACGGTGGCTTCAGGTTCTGGCGGTGTAACGTGGAGCGCCACGTCTAATACAGGCACCGGCTCTGCCCACAACCACACCATCACGGGGTCCACTGCGTCTAGCAATGCTGTCATTGGCAACACGGGCGGCGGAGGGGCGCACAACAATATGCACCCGTGGGCCAGCATCAACTTCATAATCAAGACGTAGGAGGTAGAAATGCAGTACGTTGCGTTGACCTGTGAATGTTGCACGTGTATTCCCGTGGCTGTCTGTGACGGGTGCAACAAGCGGCTGTGTGTGCAGTGCCGCGTGGCAACGTGGCCGGTAGGCGACAACACGAAGGATTACTGCGAGGAGTGCTACCCTGCCGCCGTGCCTCCTGCGGGTTGAGTCTATATCTGCAGGTATGGTAAAGTAGAGGGTAGCCATGCAAGTGTTCAAAGCGGACTTGGAGAACTGGCCTGAGATCGAGCGTCTGTACGAAAAGTTCTGTCTTGGCCCGTTCACGTCTCGGTTCGATTTGAACAAGGAAGGGTTGCGGCGCTACTTCAAGCTTTCTCTGGTAGACCCACGGTACGCAGTTCTCTGCGTTCGAGAGGACCAGGATCTGGTCGGTCTGTCGATTGTCTATGAGATCTATGCTCCAGACATCTTTGCGGGGCCGGTTCCGCAGTCGTTTGTGCATGTGTGCTACATCGACCCAAAGGCTCCTCGAGCGGCAGGCGACTTGATGAACGCAGCAGTGGAAGAGTGGGGCCGCATGATGAAGCACAATTACGTCACGGCAAATGTTCGGGTGAGCAGCAAGAACCCGTTCAAGCTTCGGGCAATAGACAAGCGATACGGGTTCAAACCTCTATACATCACAATAGGCAAGCCGTTGGAAGGAGGCAAGAACGATGGGTAAAGGCGGTGGAGGCGGGCAGCAGGTTCAACAGGCACCCCCTCAGACGATACAGCCAGATCGCAACAATGTGCTGTCCGAGGGGCAACGTGCTACGGACAATCTGTTGGCCGATTATACGATGGCGATGATGCGAGCAAACGAGGGCAACTACAACCACACGCCCATGCAGCTCTATCCGCTGAACAACTATATGCGAACTTCCATGCCCGTGTTCAACCAGAATGCGTACAACCAGATGTACGGCAACGGCTACGGTGTTCAGAGTCTCAACAGCGTCACCCCGTTCGGGTTGTCGTCTGCGGGTCGGTTCTCTCCTCCTACGCAGTACCAGCCCCCTTCTGGCGGGTCTACTCATTCCGGTGGGATGTACCCGCCAACCAAGCCTTTTTAGGGGGTAAATGCAGAGATGGGCGGTTCACCTACTAATCAAGGGACCAACAACAATGTAGGTCCTGTTCCTTTCTCGTCTTGGCAGAGCCCTCATTCGGGCACCGCTTCAGGGCCTGGCGCGTATGGAGGGAATCTCAACCCTTATGGGATTCAGCCTCCCCCTATGGGGTCTGGCCCTTCTGCAGGCGGTGGCGGCAAGTTCCCCTCGAACAACACATCGTCAGGGAGCTCGACCAGCACTTCTTCGGGGAGTGCAACTACCAGCAGCCCAACGACAAAGCCGACATCTGCAGTAGACCCCAGCAGCCCAGGGAGTAGCGGTGGGATGACCGACGCCCAAAGCCATTTCTTCAACGGCAACAGCGGAATCACCGATCCTTACCAAGCCAACCAGAACATGGCGTCTACTATCGCCTCGTTCGGGGCGCAGGCGATTCCTGGGGCTGCTGCGTTTCAGCAGGGGTTGTTCCAGCCGGGGTTCAACGCAACAGAGAACGCTTTTCTCAATTCCGAGGGCGAGCGCCAGACCCGTCTGCTGAATTCCCAGATGGCCCAGCTTGGGAACAAGTTCGGGGGTACCCCGTTTCACAGCGGGTACCTCAACTCGGCTCGAGAGCTGGGAGCGGAAGCGGCGTCCAACCTTGGGCAGACCGCACAGTCGCTGGCAATCAATCGGCAGGGGTTGGCCGCGCAGGCAGCGCAGCGTATCCTTGGCAGTCCGATGCAGGCAACTGAGCAGGCTCAGAACGTCGTCCCGTCGATGTTGGGGATGATTTCTAACATCAACAACGCCCCGCTGCAGGCAGGTCTTGGGTATTTGAACGGTAGCCCGATTATGGCCCCTACAATCATTCCAGGCGCCCAGACCGTGAGCGGGGGCGGGGGAGGCAAGAAGTAGATGCCGCCGAGTCCTATTGACTACTTCTCGGCCTTTGACGGGTGGGGCAGTGGTGCAGAGGCCCTTCGGCAGCTTGGTATTTCTATTGGAGAGCACTGGGCTTCAGAGCACCCCGAAATGAACCCATGGGCGGTAAAAACCTCCCAAGCATTGAATCCCAACATCCAGCATCTCGGCCCTATTGAGGGTGTAACTCCGGGAAGGTTCCCGTGCAAACCCGGACTGTTTACGGCAGGCCCTCCTTGCCAAGACGTGTCTATTGGCACGCCCAATCGTCAGGGGTTGTCGGGTGCTCGCTCAGGGTTGTTCTACCCGACTGCGGATTTGTGGGACGCGCTGGGCAACCCGCATGGGTGGTTTGAGAGCGTAGCGTCGATGACGCCTCAAACCCGAGATGCCATCAGCAACCGTCTCGGTATTTCCCCCGTTTTGTTGGACGCAGGCCATGTGGGTGGTGTCAGCCGCCCTCGTCTTTTCTGGCCTACGTTCCCCGTCAAGCCGATGGAGGGGCAGGGCGTAGACCCTCGCGAGCTGATTGACCCTGCTCGGCATTTGTTCGACCCGTTTAATGAGCACCGCACCTACCGCCTGACTGAAGGCACTCAGGGCTACGAGAAGAACACGAGCAAATTGTGGAAGCCGATGCGCGGCTGGGACCTTCCCAAGGCTCGAGCTTGGACGCGAGCGTATGGCGCTCACGGGATCCCCTACGATACGGTGCAGCTCGAACCCGGCGGGCAGATTTGGCGTTGGACCCCTAGAGCGGGAGAGATGCTCCACGGCATTCCTGAAGGGACTATGGCTGCAGCGGGCGCCCCGTGGACCGAGCAGAAGAAGATGATTGGCAACGGGTGGGACATTCCTACGGTCAAGCATCTGCTCAAAGCGTACATGGACTACACCCAGCCTGGATGGGATCAGCCCGCCGCCCCCCAGCGGGACCGCATCGAGATATGGGCTCCTCAAGGCAACGTGCCGGTCTCCCCCGCCGAGCCCACCGTCGCGCCGAAGATGGTGGCGCCCGCGCCGGGCAGCGAGATGTTCCAACGTCGGGGTTCTAACGCAAGCGGGCCGTCTTTAGCACAATCAGAAAACATAACACCCTCTTACGGCAGAAGCGGTATGCCTTTGCCGGGAGGAGAACACGGAAATAGCGATATGCCGCCATCATCTGGGCAGAACTCGGCTAATTACCCCCCAGAAAAATCTATTGAAGAACTGATTGCGGAAAAACTGTATGCGCGAGCTCAACCTCGTAGGACTTACGGGTGGACTGAGCTATACCCGTTTATGGACGCTACTTCTGCGGCAACTCAGATGTTTCATCCAGCGGCAGCAAACGAAGAATATCTAAACCCTTCTATGTGGTTGTCTAGAAAAGAGTTGAAAGGCACCAACCCTTCTTTGCACGCCTATCTTACCGACTACGCGACTTCTGCCGTGCCCGACAACCCTTTTTATACAGATACCCCCAATAAAGCATTTCCTGAAGGCTTTGATTGGCATCCTTCTACTACAAGAGCTTTGTCTTCAAAAGAATCTGACCCTATAATTCAAGACTCAAAAACAGGTAAAATATTTTCAGAATTCTGGGACAATTCGGTAGATTTAACAAATCCAAAAACTTATAGAAAAATATACGAAGGAGAACACGCTGCTCCTCTTTTCAAAAAAATAAAAGAAAATGCCGACCTAGAACACTGGGAGGCCGAGCACGTTGCAAATCTGTCTCAAGAGCCAGGAGATTGGACTCTTTATCACCCTGTAGAAGAACCAATGCCTGACCCTACGGCTAGATACAGAAAAACAGGAGGAGAGCATCAATTTGTCGTCCCTCCGGAATATGTAACTGACACTCCTCCTGAAGGTGTTGCGTTTCAGATCAAAAAGAATACGGAGCCAATATCGCCACCTTCAGTGTCGTTCGGTAACAAAGGGGGACATCGCCCTAGCCCAATTGTAGGGTCGTGGAATCCCGTTACTGAGTCATTCGAACCTCTTCCGTACAGCGAACCAAAAGGGCGAAACGGATGGCGAAGAGGGGCAGCATCGTCTGGCTTGGTGGCGGGAACAACGGCAGGGCTCGGCTTCCCTGCGGCATCGGCCTACGCCGACGCAATACAGAACGGGGCTACCCACGAGCAGGCGGTAAAGGCTGCCGCTCACGCCGGACTGATGGGTGCATTGTTTTCGGCAGCATACGCTGCTGCACCGAAGCTGGTCGAGCCTGCTATGGGTGGTTTGATTGGCGCCGACGCCACTCGAGATGCAATCACGGCGGCGACAGGGCAAGCGCCTTCTTCCTCGTCGTGGCTTCCGACTGTAGGAGGTTTGGCGGGTGTGGCGTCTATGTTCAATCCAGTCACCCGTGCCGCTACGATGGGGTACGGTATGGGGAAGATGGCCGAACCGTTCGCTCGTCCTGTCGTGCAGCCGTTGATGAAAGCGGCAACAGGAGCCTACCCGCAGGAAGAAGCCGCGCAGACTCGGCGTCAGTTTCGTCAGCAGCACAGAGCGGTGATGCCCCAGCAGCCGCCTATCCAGCTTCCTCGGGCGATGGCGCAGAAACCCCAGCGACCCAGTGGGGTTCAGCCAGGCGATCTGACTCGTGCGCTGATGCAGGGTCGCGGAGACGCAGTGCAGGAGGTGCGGCCCACCCGCCGCCTCACGCCTGAGCAGGAAGAAGCGATTCGACAGTACGTTGCCCGTCTTCGTGGGTACACCCCGCCGAATGCAGACCGTCGTCTGCTTCCTGGAGGGTTCTGATGATCGCAATAGCCGAGGACAGAGCGGTAGTGCTGAAAGACCGACTGACCCGTCGCTTGAAGAAGGAGCCTCGAGGGCTGGACACCCCCTGTTGGGAGTTTCAGGGGGCCAAAGACGCAGACGGGTATGGCAAGATCCGCGTCGGGGACGAGATCGAGCGAACGCATCGGGTGACGTTCATGTTGTACCATGGCCCTGTGGAGTCGGGTCTGGTGGTGCGGCACAAGTGCGACAACCCTCCGTGCTGCAACCCGGGTCACTTGGAGATTGGGACCCACACCGAGAACATGCAGGACATGGTGGACCGCGGCAGACACAAGAACAACGCCATCCTGACGGCAGAGGATGTGGTCGAGCTTCGTCGGCTGAAGCTTCGAGGAGTATCGACAGCGAGTATGGCGAAGAGGTATGGTGTATCTGAGAGCACCATCTCTGCTGCCTTGGGTGGACAGAACTGGCAAGATAGTCTAGACTTTCTTGAGAGCGACTAAAGGAGTAGCGCGATGCATACCGTGCAACCGAACGTAGTACAGCCTCAAATGCTACAGGCCCCTCCCCAGCAGGACCCGATGGGCTGGTTGAAGCCGCTTGTGGGGATGGCGGGGATGTTCTTTCCTGAAGTTGGTATGGCTTCGGCGGCGTATGACTTCCTTCGCACGGGTCGGCCTGGTCCGAAGTCACTTCTCGGGTTGCTCGGCGTAGGACAGCAGCAGGGAATGGGCTCTCCCGGTATGGGCAACCCGTTCCTAGATATGCTACATCAAAACGCCTACACGGGAATGCCTGCTATGCCTGGTACTTTTGGAGTGGACAACCCTTTTGATCCTGGGATGTTTGGAGGGTTCTCGGCGTGATTGTACAGTCGAACATTGCCCAGCCGCAAATCATCCAACGCCAGCCGAAGTTTGATATGTTCCTGGCTCGGCTTCTCGCGCTCGCTCAGATGGGTGGGGAAGCTATGAAGGGCTATCACGCATACAACGTAGGAAAAGCTAATCAAGCGGAATCGCAGAGCAAGATCGGGGAAGCCATGAAGGTTGCGCTGACTATGCCAAAACCATATGGCGTTCCGTTTCTTCGGGCTAGCGGTGCCCCCGAAGCAATGATTCAACAGTACACAGATATTCAAAACCATCTGCCAACGTTGGAGTACGAAAGCAACGTTCGGCGCGGGCAAAAGTACCAACAGAGTATGCAAATGCCAGAACCTTACGGGGGCACAAACCAAGCGCCTGTGCCCGCATCGAGTGTGCCGAGCACATGGGATGCCCTGACGGTCCCCCCTGTCTATAATGGGCCAGTGGCAAAGCCGAACGGTCCGACCAGCTACTACAGCCCTGCTACAGATCAGGTAAACTTTCTGACTCAGCTCATGGATTCAAATATGTTTGGAGGTGTTAACGGGTGATTGACTACAACGGGGTCCCGTTTTCCGATCCGGCTTCTGGGGGTACTCAGGATTCTGCCCCTCCCGTAGATCTGACCCCGATGGCCCAAGCACCGCCTAGCAGAGCGCCAAAGGCAGTGCCTGTTGCGCCGCCTTCGGCACCTGCCACCGCTGCTCCGGCGATGCTCCCTCCCGCGCAGACGCCTCCAGACTTTTCTGCTGTATATAACTTGGCGTCCCCCTCTACCCAGCAGCCGGCTCCGCAGACCTATAGAATGCTTCGAGTCCCTTCTCGAGAAGAGCTGGGTTTGCCGTCCCCTCCCAACCTTTCTTATGATCAGTCACTGGACGCAATCTTGGGCCGTCCTGCCCCGCCACAACAATACATCAACAGCTGGAAAACTCCGGCAGCGCGAGCAGCCGTTTCTGCGTTTCAAGAAGCGTTGGTATCAAACTTCTACCAAGCCGCGCAAGGAGTTGGCGGGGGGTTAACTGCCTTTTTTGCACAGAACCCTTATTCGTATATGCTGGGCCAGTCGTTCGACATGATAGAAGACGCGCTTCAAGCCGTTGCAGGGAAAAACGGCGGGACCGACCATCTGGCAATGGAGCATCTGACGACGCAAAACCTACTCGACGCTTCTGATCTGATCAACGGCGTTCGGCATGAGCGACTGACTGGCTCGTGGCCTTCGGGGTCTGCCGACCGAAAAGCCTACCTGACCACCGACTTCGTCAAGAAGCTGGACGCCATGCCTGCTCGAGCTCGATTGACCCTTATGAATTCGGCCACTGCGTTTTTGGACAACAAAGAGATTGGAAACTTCCTTACAAACAGAACGCAAGCAGAAGCAAGCAAGCTGAATGCAGAAACGGCAGCGCGTGCTCAGAAACTCAAAGAGCGGTCTTACGAAGAGGTAGAAAGAGAAACGGGGCTGCAAGGCATTCGTTTGCAGCGAGCGCAGACCGAGGCTTTAATGGCTCAGGCCGAAGAGCGTCGCGCTGTTCTTGGCTTGGCTCCAATGGCCGAAAAGGCAAAGATCCAGCTTGCTATCGCACAGGCCCAGCACCTTAATGCAGAAAGGGACGCCACAGGCGTTCGACTCTCGTTGGAAGGTTTGGCGCAAAACGAGAGGATAGCAGCAGGGCGAGTCAACGCTGCCCAAGTCGCTGCCGAACAAGCGTGGAATCAGTACGTCGCTGCTCAAACCAAAGTGGGTTCGATGCAAGGCACTTCAACTTGGTTTCGACCTCCTAATGCACAAGAAAAAGCAACCAATCCGGGGCTCACGAAAGTACCTACACCAGAATTTATTGACGCCCAGAATCAAGTAATTACAGCAAAAAAGATCTACGATCAGCTTGCCGAGCAAGTACAAAGTGAAGCAACTGATTACCGACAAAACTTCTCGCAGAGCGCACAAAGCAAAACACTTGGAATCACAAACTGGTTGGCGATTGCGTCAAAGACCCAGAACTTCGACTTTGTCTCTGTCGCAAAGACCGTATCCGAGCACCCAAACACCTATCAGCACTATCTCTTCTTTCCGGCTCGTCCGCAGAAGTGGGATGCGGATGAGATGGCTTTCGTTCCCGACAAATCCGTCGATGGCAAGGATATGTTGAGCGGGCAACAAGTGTCCGACCTATACAACGGCGTTCTGTATGACCCCCAGATCATGGCTGAATTGCGTTTGGGACATATTATGTCGTATCAGCAGTGGGTTAGCCGCCCAGGAATGCTTCCGGGCCAATATCGCCACTACGTCGCACTGATGAACTACATTCGCCAAACGGATTGGTTGCTGGAGAAATACGGAATTGCGTACAACCACGGGTTGACTATGGAACAATACGCAAAAGACCACAATATCAACGTTCCCGTGATTCCTTTCATCACTGCCCCTCCTCCTAAGCCCAATCAAAAGGACAAGAAGTAAATGGGAAGCCCTTGGGACAACCTAAAGATCTCCCCAAACAACCTTACCGACCCTTTGTCAGCTTCTGCAACCCCTGCTCCCCCTTCTGTGTGGGACGGGGTTATGTCTCGCATTAGTAGCACAGGCTCCTCCGACCCCAACGCCCCCCCAAACAACCCTTACCACTACCTGAGCTCCCTGCCGAGACAAAGCCCTGTCGGTCTTGAACAGATCAACGACATGCACCCTTTGTTCGCCCAGCGGTTCGCGCAGTTCTCCAAGGAAGCGCAGACGATCTGGCCGCAGTATCAGATCAGCAACGGCGCTCGTCTTGACGGAAAAGGGCACACTACGGGTTCGTTGCACTACTCTGGGCAAGCGGCTGATGTAATTCCCGACTGGAACTTCAAAAAGACTCCAGAGAGCCTAGCAAAGCTCCAGGCGCTGGCTGACAAATACAACCTGCGCTTGCTTGATGAGTGGACTGGCGACAGCGATCCAAACGCGCATTTCCACCTAAGCCTTCCACAGACGCTGCCAAAAGGAAAAACTCCAGTGCAGCAGGTGAGCGGCAGGGTGCGGACGGGCTCCAACATGGAAGACTTTGCCCGCACCTACGCAGCGAAGCAGGGCGTTGACCCAGACCTTATTTCCAACCTGTTTCGTGCGGAATCGGCTTGGCGCCCAGATGCAAAGTCTTCGGCAGGAGCTGTCGGCTTGGGGCAGATGATGCCCGGCACGGCGGCACAATACCTGAAGGCGCGAGGTAAGACGTGGGACGATTACCTTAACAACGAGAACCTGCAGATGATGGTGGCTGTCGATCATTTCAAAGACTTGATGCAGCGTCCCGAGGTTAACAACAATCCTGCTCGAGCTCTTGCGGCATACAACGCAGGGATTGGCGACGCAAAAGAGCACACCGGTCTTCTTCGATTTATAAAGAACGGGTCGGTCGATTACAAAGAGACGAAGAACTATGTCGCCAACATTCTTGGCATTGACACAAAAGATGTCGACGCTGCGGTAAACAATCCGAACTTCCAGTCAGCGCCTGGTGTAGTGGCGCGAAAAGGACGGCAGGAGCTGGGCGATTACAGCCAGCCTTCCACGATAGGCAATACGGGCATCACTCGAAAAGACACCGTTACCGACACTACAGGCTGGGGCCCGATCCCGATGCCTCAAGAGCAAGAGCAGATGGCTCGTAACGCAAAAACGATGCTATCTGCCGCTGTGTCGTTTGCCGATCCGTTCCACTTCTTCACAAAGCCGATGAGCGAGATCGCCCCCCCGTACAAGAACAGCCCGCTGTCTTCGTTCGTAACCGCGCAAGACCCAGAGCAGCGCATCTCTCAGTCCCTCTTGCCTCAGGTCATGCTCCGGAATGGGGTTCGATCAGATGGCACAGTGGACGATTCGGCATGGACCGTCGCGACGATGAAGCATTCGATCAACCATTCTCTGCTTTATATACCTGGAGTGTTTTCTGCAGAGATGCGGGTTCCTGAAGACTACGCGAAGTGGCGTGAGCAGTACGAAGGACGCACCCTTGGGATCTTCAACCCCGCCAACTGGGGCAATGGCGCAGTAATGGCGATGGGGTTCAACGACTTTGCTTCAAACCTTCCCATTCTTAACTACATGGCCGAAGGCATTATGGCGGCAAAGTTCATCCCGTCTGCCGTCAAGAATCTTCTCACATCGGCGGGAAGTGCTACTGCCAATGCAGGGCGTACAGCGATGTCGGGTGGACTCAGCCTGCTTGCGGAAAAACTTCCTCCCGCACTGGTGAAGGCCGGTGAGTGGTCTGCCACCCATCAAATTGAACCGGCATTGGGCTATCTGGCTCAGAAAGGCCAGCTTGGGCACATCATCACTTGGGGCACTGTCTTCGGTATTGAAGGCATGAACAAAGAGCTCCAAAACCAGTTCCAGCAAGGAAAAACTCTTGAACAGGCGATGTGGCCCGCCTATGTCGCAGGGCGAAACAACGCTATGGTCGGGGCTGCAATCACTGCGGTTTTTCCTGCGTTCGGAGGAGCGTTGGCTGCGACTGTTCGAGGTATGTTCAAAAAGGGCCCCGACATGGCAATGTACATGCTCGGGAAGATGCGCGAAGGCACTGGGATCTTTGGGGAGTACGGGAAAAAGGCGGCTAGTCTTGCAGACAATATGTGGGACTCTCCCAACTTTCCGCAAGCCCTGAAAGACCGTCTTATCTCTTTTGCAGAATCCAACGCCAAGCTGATGGACGACAACACTCGAGGGTGGTTTGCAAACCTCGTGCGCGACAGCACGCGAGGGATCGCGTACATGGACCACGCTGCAAGAAACCACACGGCACACCTCGATGTGATTGAGACAAACGAAGCGGCACTGTCTCGATTCGACCGAGATATCCGCGGTATCTCCATTGGCTCTAGGCAAGCGCACGCTGAGCGAGACGCAGCTCAAAAAACGCTAGACGCAGTTACTAGCAAGATGACAGCGATGGAAGCTAACCCGCAAGTGCTTCGCTACAGGACGCTGGCCGACCGCGTAGACCAGATCAATGCGGAAATTCTGGCTGGGTCTTCCCCGAACCCTAGAGGAGGGAGCCCAATCCCGCATACAGGTTCTGACGGTAAGCCGACCGCTTACGCTAAAACACTCGAAGCAGAACTGAAAACAAAAAGCGCAGAGGTTTCTGCTTTGTTGTCAGACCCTGAGGTACTGCATTACTCAGGTCTTCGCACGTCTCTTAGTCTGCCAGACCCAATTAAAAACCCCCGTCTTCGCCTTGCCGCAGCAGAAAGCAACCCGTTCATTGTAAACGATTCGGCTTTCGTGGACCTGCGAAACAAATTGTCTGCGAACCGAGCAGCTTTGAATACCGTGCAGGCCGAGGCTAAAGCGGCTCTTCTAGAGGGGCGAATTCCTAACTATCAAAACGCTCTTACAATGCACTTGACTTCCGGGAATTATGGGTTGAGTGCAGCAGAAAAAGCAGAACATGAATTGACGGTTCAGCGGCTGACAGAAAGAGCGCAACTGGCTTCTCAGCCTCTTGACCCTGCGACAGGGCAACCAAAAGAGGGAGCGAACCGAGTTCCCCTTCTTCAACGCGAACTGCAGCTTCAGGTAGACGCTTCTATTCTAGCGTCGGCTCCTACCCGACTTGCGGCAGAGAATCAGGTCGCTATGCTTCGGCAAGCGTCTACTGCGATGCGAGAATCCATGGCTCGCACAAGCGGCAAGAAAGCCAGCGCATTGAAAGCGGCTATACGGTACATCGACGACTTCGCAGACCGTCTGGGTGGGGCTACCAAAACCGTAAAGACCAAGGAAGTTGTTACAAAAGATGGGGCTCCTGTTTTGGGGCCTGGCGGCAAAGTTAAAACAAAAGTCGTCAAAACAGAAGAGATGAGCATCCCTGGGGCTATTGAATTCATCCCTGCGTCATTGCGAGAGCTCATGTCCTCTGCAAATCCTACCGCGTCAGACTTCCTCGCTCGTCTCTTGGACCTGAAGAGCGACGCATTCCCGAACGGCATTCCGATTGGGGCATTGGCCGGTAGCGCAGAAAAACTGGCAGAAGCCGCCCTCGACCCCGCCCTGATCCACACGACAGACAGTGCCCTGTCGCAGATGGGTGCAGTGTTGATGTCGGAAGACGCAACTCCCGCAATGTCTGCAGCGCGTAGCGTACTTGAGGGCATTGCGGCGGGTAAAGTCCCTAACGCCAACACCCCGCAGCCGTACAATTACATCGAGCGGGTCCGAGACCTGTTCTCCAGCGGCACACGAGCGTTCAGCACACTGGCGCGGCAGATGAAGCCTTTTGAAACGGTAGACCAAGTGTTTGGGGGAAGCGCATACTTCGCCAATCACATGATGGCTTACGAAAAAGCGGCACTTCGCGTTGCAGACGACGTAGCGAAAGACTTCAACAAGCAATTCGGGGAGATATTTAAGCTTCGGCGGGGAGAAAAAGCTGACCCGCAGTTCACGCGAAAACTCGTCGCGGCCATTGAAGGGGGAAAAGACACCCTCATCGACTTCCTGAAAGGGTCTTACGATGTTAAGACCCCAAGAGGCAATACCGTCAAGGTGAACGGGTCTCAGCTCGCCGCGCCGCTTCGAACCTACTTCGACGTGATGACTGCAGTTGAGCGGTTTAAGCAGCAATCTCCCGAGCTGGCGGCGGTGTTCCGTGCCAACTACTTCATGCACACCCATCCTCGGTTCCTGACGTACATCCAGCGAGGCGGCAATGACGTGGCTCGTATGTCTCCTCACGCAGGATGGGAGAAGGCCCGAAAGATTGAGACCATCGAGAAAGCCGAAACCATGGCGAACGACGCCATGAAAGAGATCACAGATTATTCCACGGCTCAAGGCAAACCGATCACGAGCTGGGAAGAATATGCGTTCGGGTTTCACGGCGGCAAAGGGATGACGGCGATGCAGCAGAGAGCTGCGGCGCTTGGGGTAAATGAGAACATAGCTTCCGACCTTCTGCACAACGTGCTTCTGGGCGACGCTGTGACCGACGTTGGCGACATCCTTCACACGATTGTCCACGCGACGTTCCGCGCAGACGGCGCTCGACGGTTCATGAACCAGCTGAAGATTATGGAAGGCCCCGAAGGTCTTCCGTTGCTGTTCAGCATCAAGAACAAGCGATTTGAAAGCTTCGCAGAAGCCAACGTCAGAGCCGACTACCGCAAGAGCGGGATGTCGCAGATGCAGGAAGGCAAGTACCTGAGCCTATCCGACGTTCCTGCGTTTGCGGGATACAGCGGCGGGAAGGCGATTGGGAGCTGGAAGATTCACCCCCAAGCGGCAAACCTGATCAATGACTACCTGACTTCTCCCCAGACGACGGGAGGGATGGGGCAGGTAGCAAAGGCGTACACTGGCTGGCGCAGCCTTTCGCTGGTCGGTCCTCCGCTCAACTACATGACCTCGGTGATGAGCAACTACACAACTTTGCTCGGTTACAACTTCTCAAAGGCGTTTGGATTGATCCCCATAGGGCAGCATCTCGCAGAAGATCAGGGCGGGATTATGATGATCCGAGCACTGAACGCAGGGCTTCAGCCCGCTTCTCTGCTCCGCAACGCCACGTCGCTGCACACCGACATGGTTTCTGCCGCCAAGCAGAACCCTCTAATACAGCAGATGGCGACCGAGCGATTCGGGTTGAACACCCCGTTCGCCAAACTGATGGCAAAGACTGGCGGTATCCTTGATTCTACGCTTTTGATGCCTCTTCGCTTCCTAGACGGGGCCGATGCGTTCCTTAACAGCGTGGGGCTATTCCGCGCTCTCAGTGACGCCCAGCTTGGGGCGTGGGCCTATTACACGGGTCAGACGATGCGGGCCAACGGGACGAAGCTGATGGAGCAGACCGGTGGCGACTACGCAGCGGCACTGGCGATTGCCGAGCGAATGTCAGCAGATCATGTGAACCGGCTTGCGGGCGTTGTGCAGCACCATATGCAGAGCCCTGCGGTACGCACTGGCTTGCAGATACTTACGCTGGCTCCGCAATATGCAGGGTCGAAATGGGATACGTTGGTTGATTCTTTGGACAGCGTGTTTAAGGCGGCAGGATATCGTTCTCGCCACGCCTTCAAGATCTCCCCCGCCGTCGAGATGCAGCGCAAGAAACAGCTCGGTAACTATCTCGTGGGGACGATGGTTGCGAACGTGGCGTTCAACAACATGCTGAACATTGCCATCAACGGCAGACCCACGTTTGACAACCCGCCAGGCCACAAGTTCGACGTAGAATGGGCTGACGGAACTTTCGCTTCTCTTCCAATGTTCATGATGTTCAAGCCTCTTCAGAAAACCGTAGAAAGTACGGTGTATGAAGGTGGGTTCCAGCGTGCAGTAAACTCGTTCCTGGGGCAGCTCCACCCGTTTTTCAATGCCGTAGTTGAACTGGGAACAGGGAAAGACAAATCCGGCCAACCTTTGTGGCCTCCCGATGCCGCGACTCCTGAAGCAATGCAGGCTGCATTCAACTTTGCACTGCACAAAGTGCTTAACGTTGGAGATATTCTTGCGGTTCGGGAAGGCCCAAGCACTCCAGTGGAGCCGGGCGAAGGGTGGTTCCAAGGTTTGCGCCATATGCTAGGCTCTCCGATGACAGGAGAAGAAGCAGCGATGGTCTGGCTTGGAATGACGCCCACCAAGCCCAAGCCTTTTGAAACCGAAGCGATGCAAGAGATCGAGAAGGAAAACGCTTGGGCCAAGTCCCAGCTCACGCGGAACATTCAGTCTCGCGTAGAGCTCGCAATGCGACTGCCGTATGGGTCTCCTGAGTTCAAGCAGAAACTAGAAGAGATCATCGTCTTCGCAACCAAGGAAGGGGTGCCCCCAGGCTCTCGAAAGATGCGAGAGTATTGGAAGGCCTACAACCCAGAAGGTAATTATGTCCTGACAGATATGGACTCTGTAATGACAGCGATAGACAACGCCATAAACCCGACGAAAGCGGCGTACAGCCGTCTTGACGCTCGGTTGCGCCCGATGCTCCACGAGATGATAGAAGAGCACCTGAACGAACAAGCCAAAGATTACCTCGAGCAGCACGAATCCGATGTGACAGAAGCAGACATCATTCAGGAACGGCTACGTCGAAACCAATCAAACTATATGCCTACTAACTACATCCCTGCACATGTTCGGATGGTCCCGATTCATTACGGCAACGAACGACTACGGTCAAAAGGGATGCAGCAAGCTGAACCACTACCAATAAACCCAGTAACCCCCACCAACCCTGTGAGGAACAGCCCTTCGTTGTTGAAGCGGCGGCAAAGATAGTATATACTGGTACAGGCCAGAAGGAGGATAGACGATGGCGAACTTTGGCTTTTTGAAGCGCAACGGCGCGTGGCAGGACCAGTTCATCCGCGCTGTAGTGCCTGCTCAGGTCTTGATTGCGACAAGAACGGCGAACATCGCCAACGCGACGACAGTCAATGTCGTGGACTCCGCAAAGACCGACGCCAGTGGCAACTTTTCCACAAACGGGTTCAGCCGTATCACGGGGCACGCTCGCTCCGACGCTGCGCTCACGCTGAAGGTATATCAGGGGGACAACACCACCACGCTCGACTACAGCACGTCGGTGGCTATCCCCGCTTCTGCCGTAGCAGGTGCTGGTGGGGCCTTCAGCGTTGAAATCATCGGCCAATACGCTCGAGTGACGATTAACAATGCGTCGGGCGCAGACACTACGGCACTGAACGCTGCCGTGTATCTGAGGAGCATGTAATGGCTATCGTTACAGACGGCGCTACCCGAGACGGCGGGGGTGGGGGCGGTACGTCTTTCCCAGCAACGACCGATCTCTCGATGGGGTCGCACAAGCTTACAAATCTTGCCACTCCTTCTGCCAGCACAGACGCCGCTACGAAGGGCTATATCGACTCGGCAATCGTTTACCCGTGGATCGTAGAGATCAACCCGATGTATGCGTCGTTCTCAGACGTCAACTTCCACGACATTTACATGAGCAACGACGCCACGGCCCCGCAGGCCATGGGTGCGGCATCTGGCACAGGTGGCCGGTTCCCCCTCAACGCAGGGCTGTTCAACAGCGGGGCGCAGAACGACGAGGTGTCTTTCAATGTCGTTCTTGGGGCAGGAACCTGGGACGTTCGGTTGCTGTACAGCAAGTTCGGCAACGCCGGTATCATCACGACCAGTTTGGACGGAACCACACTGGGCACTACGGATTGTTATTCCAGTCCTTCGAACACGACGGGCAACACCGACGCATATACAGGAATCGTTGTTGCTTCTTCCGGCAAGAAGGTCTTGAACCTGAAGATGGCAACAAAGAACGCCGGTAGCACAGGCTACTATGCAATCATTCATTACATCTGGTTGGTCAGAACGGCCTAACCCCAAAAACAGAGGAGGAAAGTACCCATGCCTACAAGTGGTCAGTCTGCTGCGGGTAGCAACACCCGTCAGCTCCCCAACTGGACCGGAAAGAGCCTGTCGGCTCCCACGTCTGTCACCAACGCCGAGACGGCGATCTTGACTGCCCCTTCGGGAGGCCGGTACAAGATCCTCAACATCGTGCTGTGCGAGCGCAGCGGCAACGCCACCACGGTGACGCTCCGCAAGTATGCGACGACTTTGGGCAACAGCGCCGTGAACAACCTGTTCACCGCACTGGCTCTCGCCGCTAACGAGACCGTGATCCTCGACCTGAAGGACATGTTCCTGACGAACGGGCAGATCCTCGCCGCTCTCGCGTCGGTGGACAACCGCGTCAGCATCGACGTGAACTACGAGGTCGAACGCTGATGGGCGTCACGCGCTTCGCCCAGCCTGGGCGCACAAGCAAGGCGACTACCAACACCTATGGTACCGATCTAGGTGCCGCTTCTGCGGCTAACCTCGCCAACACGGTGTACGTTGAAGGCGCGGGCGCAAAGAACGCCTATACCGGAACCACGACCAGCCCCATGGGCTCTCTTACCAAAGGCACGTTTCTGGTGTTCAAAAGCGGAGCGACCACCAATGACGCAGCCAGCACTCTAGACATCAACGGTATTGGAGCGAAAGCTATTGTTACCAATGCCAATGCAGCTCTAGCGGGCGGTGAGTTCGTCAACGGAACGGTGTACGTTCTCGTTTACGACGGAACGTCGTTTCGCATCCTGTGATGAACGACCGTAAAACTACGTTTGCAGGCATTCTGTTCACGCTGGCGGGAGTGGTGGCGTCACTCCCCCCTGTTCCCGTCTGGCGTGATTGGAATTCTGTGCATGTTGCCACATTGGTGGCGGCGCTGGCGGGGGGAACAGGACTTCACTTTGCTGCGGACGCAAGACCCGCAACTAAAGATGTTTCTAAACCCAGCTCCCTACCTTGACCATGGAGTGTTAGGCGGCTTCATTCTGGTGCTGCTTGTCGGCATTGGGCTGGGGTTCCGCTTGATCAATCGGCTGATCGATACGTTGCAATGCAACAGCAAAGAGCAAGTGTCTGCCCTTCTGTCTGTCGAGAAAGCCGTAAAAGAGTCTATAGACCGAGCCGAACATCGGCACCACGAGACGCTATCGACGTTTCTGAACCATACGCAACTGCTGTCAGAGACCAGAGAAGCGATTCGGCGTTGGATGAACGGGAAGACTGTAGGCGATTAGGTCAGCTCGCTTCTCGCTTGCGGAGTGCGAGCAGAATCTGATTGAGAAGGGCCGATGCGGAAGCTAGGCCCTTCTCTTTTGCTTTGCGCTCGAGATACTCCAAGTTGCTCTCGGTGAGGTACAGGTTTACGCTTTTAGCGCGGTCTTTGTACACACTGGGTCGTCCGGCCTTAGCCATCTTTTTTCTTCTTTCTCTTGGGTTTCTCGACGAGGGGGAGAAGCTCTGCGATAATCAACATACCAGGTCTGTCATGGTAGGCTTTGTCGGCGACCCCTTTTATGATTTGAGCGTCGTCTTTGAACAGCACCTTGTTCAGCGCGTCCATGGCGACCTTCATCAAGTTGTCTACGTCCCCATGCCCGCCCATAGGCTCTTTCCCGTCCCAAAACTCTTTGGGGCGAGCGTATAGATTCCGCACCAGAATACGAACTGGCCCTTCGTGCGGAGTCGGAATACCGTTCTGGGCCATCCACGTCATGGCTTGTGCTCGAATGGTGGCTTCAGTGTTGATGGTATCTTTAGGCGTGTACATGAACGCCTTGCCGTTCTTGCCTACCGCAGCGCGAGCTCGTTGTTTGCCTTTGGGTCGGCCTGGTACGAAGATCATAAATCTCATGCGACGGGCGTGACCTCGACGCCTCGAGTAGTCTGCACTTCCCCTCCACAGTCGAAGGTCAAATAGTAGTACCCAGGGACGGGGGGCTTGAACCTGTACTGGTAGACTCCTGTCGCGGTCTTGATCGCCTGTCCGACAACACTGGCAGAAGGGTTCAGCAGCCCTGCCACCTTTGCCGAATCTGCATTGGCGATGCTGTCGATCTGAGGCAACGTGCGATCCTGGTACATTGGGCTGCTGAAACTGCTTGCAGTGTATACCATGACTAGGTTGCTTGGCGGGTCTGTTGCGGTTCCGCTGCTGTTCGTCGTCGAGATGGTATACGTTTCGCCGAACGGGTGCTGCACAATCATTCCATCAAGAAGCCCGCTCACCGATGCGCTGGTGATTCCTGCGCCTACAGTGTGAAAGAAGACAGGGTTGGAAAAAGAAGAACCGCTTGTGCGAAACACCAAAGAGAAGTTGTCGTAGGCTTTTGCCGAAGCCCCTGCGCCAAGCGTCAGCTTCAACCACAAAAACGCATACCCCCCGCTTGCGACGGTGCCAAGCGACAATGTGCTGGCGCTGGACGTGTAACTACCAAACACAACGGTACTTGGAGCCGTCGATTCAGTCGCAATTCGCTGAACGTATTTGTCCCCCAAAACTCCAGTGCTGAGAGCTTCTGTTCCAAGCTGAATTGTTCCGACGCTGGGGCCGTTGGAGTACACGTCGAGCGTAACGCTGCTCTGGTCTGTCGTGTTGACTTGCAGAAAAATCCCACGGTAGATTGTAACTCCAGCCGCCGCTTCAGTTGCAGAGATGTCTCGGAACAAACGATACGCAGCCACCCCGTTCCCACCTGCAGTGGTCCCTGCGTTTGGCCCAGGCACCAAGTCGCTGGGGCTGTCCTGGAAGATAGGCAAATACTGGTCTGGGATGAGCCTGTTCTTGCTGTTGGTCCCTCCCAACGACATATTGGCGTCGGGGACCTGTACTTCCATGTTGTTGAAGCGGCTGATTGCCGTCCCTGCGGCTATAGGGTATGCCGCTTTTGCAAGCAAGATATCCAAGCTGGTATATACCGGCATTTCAGACCTCCTCTGTCACGACGAGGGTGCTTACGCCCTGTCGTTTTTCTACTCGAATAATATCATCGTCACTCACGTTGTCAACGTGCCGCGGCAACGTCACCAGCACTGTCCCGAACTCAGACGCAAGCGCCTGTACAGTGTTCACGACTGCGCGAACTCCGCTGTCGTCGAGGTCCCCGCAGGGGTCGTCGAGCACAAGCAACGACAGCCGTGTCGCGCTCAGATGTGCCACCGTCTTCCGCAACGCCAAAAGCACTCCAAGATTGGCCCGCCAAGATTCCCCGCGGCTGAACGTGTTGAGCTCGGCGGTGCCTGCGGGGGTGTGCAGCAGGATCTCGAACCCTTTGTCCCCCGCAGGAAACTCGATGCGGATCTGTTCACCTGCCAGTGCGGCTGCGTACACCTCGGTGTGGTACGCCAGAATGGCCCGCACGTCGTCGAGCAGGAGCGAGCGAATCCCTCGAGCGCCAAACCCCGTCTCCCAGAACTTGTAGAGCGGGATCTTCTGGGCGCACTCGTGCATGATCTGCTCGTGCTGCTGGATGTTGCGCTGCAGCCCGTCGAGGGCGTCTTTCGCCGCCTCGATGGTCTGCTGCAGCGAATCTATGTAGGGGTCGTTCGTGGGTGTCTGCGCCAAGTCTGACAGCTCCCGCTGCCGATCTCGCAACAGGCGTTCCACGCTGTTGCGCTGGGCCGACGTAGACGCAAACTCGCGTAGCCGTTGCTTGGCTTTGTCCCGTTGCTCTCGAGCGCGGTCTGCCGCCTCGCGCAGCTCTTTACGTTTCTTGATGCCGTCCTCGGCTTTCCGATGAATGGCGTGAACGTGCTCTGCGGGGATGCCCTGCAGGCAGGTTGGACAAGTCGTACCGGCCTCGGGCAGTGTAGGCGGCAGAGGTATTGCGTTGCCCTGCTGCTCGATCTGACTCAGCTCATACTCGAATCGTTGAATTTGGGCGGTGATAGCGTCGGGGGTATCCTGCACTTCCAAACTATCGACTTCGGCCTGCAAGCGCCCAATCTCCACGCGAAGGTCTACTTGGCGTTGATTCTGCTTGGCGACGCGGGTGGTTCGAGCGGTAACCGCTTGGGCCATCTCAGCCTTCGCTCGGTTGATGGCTTGGCGCTCTCGCTCCTCGGCAGCGACGAACGCCTCGATCTTTCCCTTTGCCATCGCCTTCTTGTGCTCTAGAGCTTTGCGCTTTTCTTCGGCCTTCGAACGGGCAACAGTGTAGATCCCGTCCGACATCAGCTCTTCAAGGATCTCCAACCGCTTGCCTGGTGTTGCCCACAAAAACTGAACCGCCTTGCTCTGCGCGTCGATCCAAAGGCTGTTGAAGAATAGCGAGCTAGACACGCCGATGACGCGCACGAGTTTCTCTTGGGTAGCCGCGAGGTCTCCTTCGTGCCACCTTCCTTCGTACCAGAACGACAACACCTCGGGATGGCCGCGCTCTTTGGACCGACGCACCATCAGTTCTTCTCCGAACCGCAGCTCGACAGAGGCTTTGTCCACTTCGCGATGAATGATCTGGTCCTTCTGCGCGGCGGTGGAGAGCTGGCCGTACAACGCCCACGGGATGGCCGCGCAGAGGGTGGTCTTGCCGCCCCCGTTGGAGTCGAACGCAGGGTCGTCATGGTTTCGTCCCAGCACGAACACGGCGCCCTTGTCAAAAGCAACTTCGTGCTTGTGCTTGAACGACCTGAACCCGCTAAGGGCGAGATGCGTTAGATTCATAGCAATCTAAGGTCCTTTGCAAGAGTTCGGAATGCGACTGCTGCCACAAGCGGAACGACTCCGTTTCCAAGTGCTCGCAGTCGGTCCACCCGTGAGGCATTCCCATCAACCACTCCACGAACATCGGATTGAGTTGCAGGCCAGAGCTCTTTGTCGGTTTCTTGCCATCGGTCGATGTCGTCTGGTGCTGGGGGGAACAAAGAGAAAGCGCGATCTTCTCCGCTTGCAGCGGGAGCATGGCCTCCACCTGGCTGGCCTGGCGCTGCTCCCTCGTCGCCCCCTGCCGCCTGGTCCTGCCCTGAAAGGACGCCGGGGTTTGCCACTCGTCCATCTTCACCACCGCGATGTCGGAAAGCGTCTCCCCCGCCAAAGGTTGTGTGCGAACCGAATGAACTGCCACCTCGTTCAGAGGTCTGCTGTTGTGACTCATTGTCTCCTCCGAAGCCCGACCGTCCCGCCAATCCCTGCACGATGGCGTCAACCATTTCCTCGTCTCGTTCACCGCGTGGTCGCGTAGCTTGTACTTGCCGTCCGCCCCCGCGCGCATCTCCATCACTCCACCCTCGCCGTCTGATGCGCTCGGAGTACGCCATTGCTGGATCGCGTCGGTCAGCGTCGTTCCTTTGTGTCGTCCGCTGATAGTTGGGTATTCTTGTGATCGACTCCCTACCGAATCCATTGCCGTAGCGATGGGCCAGGATGAACAACCGTTTTCGACGATGCGGAGCGCCCACTTCTGACGCTGAGAATACGCCTGCCGTAACGATGTAACCCAGTTCTTGAAGTCGCTCTCCGACTTCTTCAAATCCAAGGGTAAGGTGGGCATCGACGTTCTCGAAGAACACCACGGCAGGTTGCACCTCTGCAATGATGCGGGCAATGTGTGGGAACAGATGTCTTGGATCGTCGGTTCCAGCTCGTCTTCCCGCAACCGAGAATGGCTGGCACGGGTAGCCACCAATGATGCAATCCACGACGCCACGCCACGCTTTGCCGTCGAACCGAGTAAGGTCCGTCCAGATAGGTGCTGGGTCCAAGTGACCGTTTTCCATCTTTTGGACCAGGTGCGCGATGGCGAAGGCTTCCCTCTCCACCACACATACTGTTCGAGCAGAGGGAACAGCGAGTCGGAGTCCGAGGTCGAGCCCTCCGATTCCGGCACAAAGCGACATGACAGTGAAGGAGGAAGGATCCACAAAGTCTATACCTCTCGTATCAGTTCGAGTGCGGTTTCCCGCAGGGCTTTCCCCTCGTCCCCGCCCTTCCCTCGAAGGGCCAGGAACCGATCTACCAGCTTCTCGGGAGACTGCACGTCCTCCGCGCTAATTCGGCTCTGGCTCATGTCGAGCACCGGCTCGACCGATAGCGGGCGCAGGTCCGCTCCTGCGTACATCGCCCGTAGCACTTGGTGCGATGTCACCGGAGCGTAGATCCGGTTGTAGTCGGCCACGTCGTAGCCTGGAATCGTCACCGCTTCCGCGCTGGTCAGCGTCCACTTCCTGAACTTGGGGTAGCCGTGTGGGAGCCCCAGCGTTTCCATGTTCATGGTGTCGGTGTCCACCAGCCAAGGCCCCTCCGAGAACCCTTCGTCCCCGAACAGATGAGGAATGGGGGCTCCCATGTACATCACGTTGTCGGTCAGCATCTGGTGGCTGTGATAGTCGCCCAGAAGCACGGCATCGTAGAAGTCGGGGTACAAGTGAGTCACCGACACCCTCTGGGGAAGTTGGATATTAGAGGGGGAAATCCTTCCTTCCCTGAGCCCGACATGCGCGAACAGAATCTGCCGCTTGTCCCGCTTGCCTCGAGCCTTCGTTGCGAGGTCTTGGGCATGTTTGATGAAGGCTGGTGCGGGGTACCATGGAAGGAGAAAAAACCTGCAGTCTGGCAGGTCGAACACAGCAGGTCGAACCACAACGTGGGCCACCTCGCTGAACAGCGACATCATGGTATCGGTGGGGTCGCTGTTGTCAGGCGTTTCGTGATTGCCGCGCAGCCAGTGAACCTTCAGCCCCAGTTTAAACTTCATGTGGCGCAGGCATCGGTAGATCACCCGCAACACGCCTCGAGGAGTTCCTTGTTTCTTGTCCCACAGGTCGCCGTTGATGAAGACGTGGCCGACCTTGTGATGGGCGGCGAGGGCGCCAATGTCCATCAGCAGGCGCTCGCCCACCTCCAGCCGAGATCGGCCATTCACCAATCGGTCGGAAATGTGAACATCACCGGTGGCAATGAATCGCATAACATTCCTCCGGAACGTCGGAACTCTCTGAAGGCTCAGGATGCTCGGTCACCTGCACCACCGAACGAACGACGGGTTCGAGCTGGGCGCAGATACGGTCTGAAGCTTTACGTCCTGCTTCGTCGTCGTCCATCCACACTACCACCTGCTGCAGAGGGTTCCACTCCAGCAGCCCTGCAAGCTGAGTTTCGGACATCTGGGTGCCCAGCAGGGCGACGGCGACCACGCCTCGATGGTGCAGGGAGATGGCGTCGAAGATCCCCTCAACCACGGTGATCACTTCTCCCCCTCGATGCCCGAACCAGTAGTGGGCTTTCTGCACGCCTGGGCTGCACATCCACCCCTTGCCTGGGTCTATGCTTCGGGTATGGTACGCAGGCGCGTAAGCCGCGCTGTTGGGCGACCAGATGCGGAAAAACAGCCGCCGCAGCTCAGGCGAGTACATAATGAACGACGAGCAGTCTTTGGCGCGGACCTTTCGTTTAGCGAGGTAGGCTCGAGCGTCGGCGTCGGTTTCAGGCGATACCAAGTTGATGTGCTGGTTGTCTCGGTTGATGACCGCTGTGAACGCCTGCACTTCGTCGTCCATGCCGAGTCGGCGCACTTCGTCCTGGCTGAACCCCTTCCCGCAGTAGAAGCAGTAGCCCAGCCGCTTCCGAAGGCTGACGTACAGCTTCTCTTTCCCGCACTGTGGGCAGGTCGTCTGCATCTCCGACCCGCCTGCTCGATGGATGCCTTTCATTCTGCCAATGCCTCCAGTTCAATCTGCGCGGCCATGTCTTTGAGGTCTTCTCGGATGTCTCGCTTTGTCACGTCGTATCCGAAGCACGTCCACCCATCTCGAGGGCGTGTCGCGAAAATCTCCAGGAACGTGCTGTCCCCTGCGTAGGGGCGAAGCCATCGGTCGAGCGCGTCCTGAACCTCTTCGGGCTTGCGGCTGTGAATAATCTTCTTGTTCTCACATTGCGGGTGTACGGTCTGAACCACGCTCTCAGGTCGCCAGCCGGTGTTGGGGTGCCAGCACTTTGACTTGGGGTACCGCCCCAGCAGCAGATCCTCGGCGTTCGAAAACGTGTACCGGCCAGGCCCTTTGAACAGCGACCCGTCACGGTACAGCTTCACCCACGTCATCGGCATGGTGATGAACTTCAGCCCCCAGCCGTCGAGCACTCGAATCGCCACGTCGAGATTGGGCCGAGTCGCCCACGAGAAGACGTAGGCGTCTGGCGTGCAGACTGCTCGGATCAACGGTCCCAGTTCGACAAGCGCCTGCTCATTCATCACCCCCTTAGAATATCGTGCGGCAACCCCGTACCCGAACTTCGACTTCTTGCGGGTGTCATGCCGAGAACGGTACTCCCAAGGACAGTCGATGACTACGACACGTGCGGGCTTCACTGGCGTTCCAGCGTGGGCAGACCCACGTCTCGAGGAATCCAGTAGAGCTTCTTGCATCGCCAGTTGCACTCGTAGACCCAGGACCTGTGCGTCTGGAGGAAGATCACGCCTGTCTCGAAGCCGCACCCCATGCACGTCATCCGACCGCGACCGAAGTCGGTGATGGTCTCCTTGTGGCCGTGCGGGTTAAGAACGCTGTACTTGCCGTAGGTGAACCCTTTCGGGTCCTTTGCGACAACGCGCAGCAACCGTTCGAGCTCGCCCACACCGCCTTCCAGCGGCTTGTCGTCGCCGTCGTCTTCGTAAACGCGCTTGATGGTGGCCTCGCCCATCTCGGCGATGGCCTTCTCCATCTCTTTCTCTTCCCGCGCCAGATCACTCTGGATGAAGAACTCACTCATCGGGCAACACCTTCTTCCCTGTTATTCTCTCGTGGGCGATAGCCCACTCACGCACATCACCGTCGCCAGACCACAGTATCTCTCGTTCGATCAGCTCGGTGAGAATGGCGGCGGCTTTGTTCAGATGCTCAATCAGCTCTTCTGGCACGGGAACCTCCTACAGAATCTCGGGCGCTTGCCCGTAGAACTGTGCGATTTTCTCAACCACCTCATCGACGAACTCGTTGTCAAACTCCCATCGGCGCTTATCCACGTCATAGTACTTGTGCTTCTTGGGAATCGTTTGGATGTACCGGTACATGTCAGAGTTGTAGTCTGCGTTCAATGCGAACGTGTCCACGTCCATCTCAATCACTGGGCGCATCGCTGCCATTGTTCTCTCCCTGCTCGACGATCATGTCGTCATACTCTCTACGCCCCAACATCGGGCGCTTGGGTCGGATCATCGGGGTGGCGGGTTGCTCGTCCCTTTTCGGGGGGCGATTGCCCCCGCCTTCCACTTTCTTGGGGGCACCTTCGATCTCAGCCACGTTCTGGCTCAGATCGTCTTCCCATTCCATCGTCGCAAACTGAACTCGGAACGGGTACACGAGCTGGCTCCTTCCCTTCGTGTTTTTGAGAAGGGCGATTCGAGCGGGGGTCACGTCCCCTGCTCGGCGCTCGTCTCGAGTCTGATTCACCGACAGAATGAGCTGGGCGGGCCACGTCATGTTGAAGCCGTCTGCAATGTTCTTCAACGTGATGATGTCCTCGTCGTAGCCCTTTCGGTGGACCTGGGCAGCGGTGAACAACACAAAGTCGTCCTCTTTCGCCCAGCCCTGCAGCTCGCTGAACACCTCCCCTGCGGCTGCGTACTGCTTGTCGTACTTGCTGGTAGACTTCACCTGCTGCCCGTAGTCCACGAACACGGCGTCCATCGGCCCTGTTCGTTGCACTACGTTCCGAAGGATCTGCTTCAAGCCAGCGACCGTGTGCTTCATTGCGGGGGCCTCGATGACCGTCCAAGCTTGCGGGTTCAGCCCGTACCGTGCTCGAGCCTCGGCCACCGCCATCGCCCGCTCCTTCTTGGTGAACGGTTCGTCCAGGCTCATGCCCGTCATCCGAGCGTAAAGCCTCGACTCGATCTCTTCCTTTGCCACGTCAAGGCTGAAGTAGGCCACCCGCTTCCCCTGCCGTAGCAGGTTGTAGCAGAGCGCCCCCACCATGAACGCAGTCTTGCCGCCGTTCGTCAGGGCGAGGATCTCGACCATCTCACCTGGCAGCATCTTACGCCCTCGAATCTTCTGGTCGATACGGTCGAACCCGAGGGAAAGCCCCTCACGCTCGTCCACCGAGGTAGGCATCTTCCAGGCTGTGGAAAGCCTTCTCGGTGGCGCCCTGCAGTAGCGGGTGGAGAAGCTCTACCTTCCCGCGCACTGCGTCCACAAACTCGTCCACCGGCTGGCTAACAGCATCGGCGGCAAGAGACGCAAACTCGGTGCGGGTCAGGCTCTCCACCACATGGTCGTAGGTGATGGCCGTCACGTCGGTCGCGTAGACCTTCGTAACGTAAGCTTTGAACGTGCTACCAGCCACGGGGCCGACACGCGCAGAAGCCTTGTCGCAGAGGTAGAGGAGCTCTCGCTGGGTCAGCACCGCACGGCGCTTTCGCCACGCGCTCTGTGCCAATTTGTACAACGCCTTGTAAGCGTCTACGTCGAAGTGCTCGGGTCGAAGGTACGGCCCGAGCTGGGCCATGCCGTCGTCAGTCCTGAGACACCACGCGAGTGCCCGCTCTTCCAGTTCTGCGCTTTCCATCGCCCCTGCTCTCGTAGATAAAGTCTAGCGCGGCCATCATCTCTGCGTGTGAGATGTTCGCCGGAGCGTACCCCGCCAGGAACATCAGCTCGTCCTGCTCGATCTTCTTTGCTGTCAGCACGTTCGCCAACGCAGTGACCAGCGGAAGCTTGGGGACGTAACCGTCCCTCTCAATGAGCGTCAGATAGGACGGGTCGATTCCCGACGCTGCCGCTACCTCTCGCATTGTCATTCCATTTGCCTTTCGGCGACTGCGGCACCACTTTCCCCACTTCGGTCGTCTCACGGTATTACCACCCCTTTCTGATGTGGTCCCGCACGGCGGCGCGGACCTCTTCGTAAAGCTCACGGTCAGCCAGCATCTGATCGCGCATCTTGCGTTTCGTCGTCTTCTGGCCGTTCCACGTTATGTAGGCCCCCTCGGCGGGGACCACTTTCTGGTTCTGGAGGTAAAGCAGAAGCGCCATCGGATTGTCGATCCCAAACCCCCAGTACACAGGGAACGACACCTTCTGGTGCGGCTTGTTGACTTTGCTCTTGATGATCTTCACCTCGCAGAAATAGCCGAGAGGCTCACCGCTGCTAGGCTTGATGTCTTCCTTGCGGTCCACCCGCAGACGTAGCCAAGCCGCGAACGGCACGGCCTGTCCACCAGGCGTGGTCTCAGGAGAACCGAACAACACTCCCACCTTCTCTCGCGTCTGGTTCAGGATGAGCAAGCAAATCTTGCTATCCCGAATCTTACGAGGCACGCCTTTGTTCCGAAGCCACCCTGACATCAGACGGGCAACATCTCCGATGGGGGTGCTGTCCTTCAGCGTGTTGCGCTCCAGCGCCGCGTCAGTGCCGACAGCGGCGAGGCTGTCGAGGACGATGACGGTGGGCTCGACCGCCGTGAGACGGTCGTCCACAATCGCCTCGATGCAGGCTAGCGCCTGCTCAAGACTTGCGGGGGTATCGACCCACATGGACTCGGTGTCCACGCCGATCTTTGTTGCCCACTCCAGCGACAGCCCAGGCTCGGTGTCGATGTAGTACACCGACCCGCCCTGCTTCTGCGCCCAACGGCAGACGTGCAGTGCGAGCGCCGATTTGCCCGAGCTGTTCTTGCCGTACACCTCGACGATGCGCCCTCCCGGCAGCCCCGCTCCATCGGGGTGGATTGCCCAGTTGAGCAGATCGCAGCCAGTGTCGGCCCACCAGGTGATGGACCGAAACCGGCCGCTATCATCGCCAATGATCTTGTCTAGCTTGGCGAGAAGGGTCTTGCTCACAGGTCGATGTCTTCCATATCAGCGGCTTCGTTCTCGTCGGCAATGACTTCGCTGGCCCACCAGCACCCCGCAATGAACGACTTCTGCCCGTTGTAGTCGAGCTCTCGGAGCGACTTCGACATGAACTTGGGTATGGGGTGGAGGACGGGGTAGTCCTTGTCGCTCATGAGTTCAGCCTCGCTGGGCGTCAGTTCGGATGCAGCCCGCGCCGCGCGGACAATGGGCGTCTCCTTGCCCATCTTGGTGATCTGAAGCCAGTACCCCTCATCGACATCGTTGGCGTCAGGGTACTCCTTCAACACGTCAAAGAGTGCCGCCAAGACCCGCTTGCCTTCGAGCTGCAGGATGGCGCCCTGCCGCGCCTGATCGTCGGGCACCCACGGCGCGTATTTGCGGGCATCGGTCGGCACGAACTTCGGGTCGGGCTTGGCGGTGATAAGGGAAGGAAAAAGAAAGAGCTGGCGGGGGTTCATCTGCATCAACGCGGCCTGCACGTCCTTGCTGAACGTAGAAAGTTCGTCCTGCACGGCCTCCATGATGTCGCACACATAGCACTCGGCGCCTTCGACGCCGGGCTTGTAGGTGCAGATTATTTCTGCCCACTTCTCGCCCACACGGTGCTCGATTCGGTGTGTGGCGAGTCGGACAAACCCCTGCGGGCACTTAGAAGGGTGCTTCGGGGCAAGGCGCACCTTGTACGCGCCGTCGGACAAAGCCGACCAGTAGATCGGCTTGTACTTAAAGTCGCCGCTTCCGAGACCGCCATAGGTCTTCTTGAAGTTGCTGATACGCTGGTCGTCAAGACTAGCCGACAGACCTTTCAGATTGAAACCAGGCATTGCGTTTACTCTCGCTTTCTCGTGTTACTGACCGGCGTAGCGACGCTCGGCGGTCAGTGAAGACATCAACATACGAAGGCTGTCGGCTTTGATCCGCACGGCCTCCAACCGGTGGTACTGGCGCACCGACGCCAGCTTCAGCGTGTCCACCTGCTCCTGCAGCGAAGACACGATCTGGTCCACGCTGATTGCCGCCTGAATGGCGGCCTCAGTGAGGGCTTTGTTTCCCGCTTCCTTTTCCTCTTTGAATCGCAGGAAAAGATCGTTCTTTCGGTTGTCCAGCCGACGTTGCACGACTACCAGTTTCGCGTCGACGCGAATCTTCTTGTCAGCCTCGGCCATGTACTCCGAAGCGACCGTCCGTGCCGCGTCGGTCTCCTGTTCAGGTGCGATGCTCAGGTTGTTGTAGAACTCGTCACTCATTTGAATTCACCTCTCTAAAAGGTATCCTACTTGAACATTCATAGGGTGTCAATACCCTCTAGCATCTTTCTTCGCTCATCGGCTGCGACCGCTTCGGCATACGCCGAAATGAACAGCATCGACAATGCGTCTCGCTGCTTGCGACTCAGCTTAGGGGGATCTACCCCGCTGCGACGAGACAGCCGCGGCAGGTTCACCCGCAGGATGTCCACCACCGTCTGGGCGACGATGCTAGGACGGGTCGATGACCTGCTGCATGATGTGTCGTCGGGCTGCGGCATCTTTTCTCATCGCCTCCACCTGTTGATCAGTTGCGGTGCCGAGCTGCCCGCGCTTGGGTCTCCACTCGTTCAACAATGCGACCAGCACTTCCAGTGCGTCCACACCCCCGCGCTGCAGGTCCTTTCGCTTCAGCGTCACCCCGCCTCGAGCGGCCGGTACGATCTCGCCGTACTGCACGGTCAACGGGACAATTCGTATGACGCCGGTCGTGGGGTAGAACCGAAACTCATGTCGGTCCGACCGACGTATGATAGGTTTCTCCCTGACGTAACTCACTCTCGCACCTCCATGCGGCCCAGATTCAAGCCTTGTTTCACCTCGACGACCAGCGGCACGGTGACCTGCACTGGTAACACGTCTCGGTTTTCCATCCAGGTTTTGTGTGTCCTCGCCATCTCGTTTGCTTCCTCGGCCCGCACCTCAATGAGATGCGAGTCGTGCGTGAACAGCAGCAGCCGCGGTTTGTGCGGCGCATTGATTGCCTGCCAGAAACACAAGTCGGTGGCGCTCGACTGCACGGGGCGATTCACGATCTCGTTGTCTCTGGCGTCGGGGCTGAACGTCCATTGCCGACCCCACACCGTCGTGTACATCTCTCCCTTTCGAGCGAGGCTGATGAGATGCTGCTGCCACTGTTCGAGCTCGGGAAAGTCTCGGTCGAACTGAGCCTGGAAATCCACCGCCTCGTGAAGCATGATCCCCGCTCGAGACGCCAGCCCTGCCGCGCCCTGCCTATAAATCTTTGCCAGCGTCCCCGTCTTTGCCAAGTCCCGCTCAGGGCTCTTTTTCGTCAGCCCTTTCTTCTTGAACATCTTCTCGGCCATTTGAACGTACACGTCTCGGCCCGTGCTGAACATTGCCGCCAGTGATCGGCAATCGGACAACCAGGCCACAACTCGCACCTCGATTGCGCTGTGGTCCATCTCCAGCAGCACGCACCCTGGCGCGGCGACAAACATCCTTCGGAAGATGGCGTCTTTGACGTTGTTGTGCATGGCAGGATCGCTCACAGCCATGCGCCCCGTCTCTGCGCCCCCGCTGTAGTCAGCCCCCACGTCAGAACTGGTCTGCACCTTGATGGCTTTGAAGTTGGGATGAATCCGATTGTCCCGTGCGATGTGATGCGCCAACGGGATCACAAACTTGGACAGCCTGTCTCGCGTCTGCGTCAGGGCCTGGACGTACTTCCAAACCGTGTATCCCTGCGTGATCAGTTCGGCTACCACCCGCTTGTCGGTCTTAGGACGGCCCGTCGCTGTCGTCTCGGTCACCTCGACGTTGCACTCGTCGAGCAGGGCCTCCTTGTGGGGTGGGCTTTTCGGGTTAAACCAGGTCTTCGGTGCGTCAGGCTCGCACGTCAGGCCCTGCTTCACGCACACGCGCTTCACTTCGGGAAATTCGTGCAAGCGCCGTCGCAGATATTCCACCTTCTCGGTGAACGCAACTTCGAGACCAGAACGCCACAACGGGTCGGCTCCCACGCCCGCCAGCTCCATTCGAGCCAGCGTCAGTGTGCCTGGGACAAGAAGCGACCGATACACCGCAGCGGGTTCAAGCTTCTCGCGAAGGTATGCAATCAGCCGCATCGTGTACCACACGTCCTTGCCGTTGTACTCAACGAGGGTCGGCCAATCCACGTCGGTAAACGTGGGCCACGAGATGGGCTCCTCGTTGAACGGGTGGCCCAGCTTCTCTGCCGTGCGCTGACGTTTGCGTTGCTCGCCCCGAGCGGCCACCACTCGAGCACGCTCGGCGTCGAGGGCTCGTCGCACCGGCCAGACCCAGCTCGCGGCGCCAAGATACCGCTCGGCCATCTCCTTCAGGCCGTTGCCCCACTCGTCTTGATTGCGGCTGCCATGCCACAGCATGGTGTCGTCGATGCTGGTGATGGCGTCGAGGAACCCCGGCCACACGTCCCACGCCAGTGCGGTCAGGTCGTGCTTGACGTTTGCGCCCACGATGTGTTTCTTCGCAATCAACCGCAGCAGGTCTGCCGTGATCCACTGTCGGCGCATCACCCACACAGGCTTCTTCGGTTCAGTGCCCACGCCGAGACAGATCACGGCGGGGTCAGTCATCCAGAACGTGTATCGGGTGGGGTCGTCGTGAAAGCTGGTCGTGGGGTTCTCCACGTCGAGGGCAACCTCGTGCGAAGCCTGCACCTGCGTGAGCATCGCCTGGTAATCGTCCTGCGTTCGCACCTCTCGGATGTCTGGCCGCTCGGTGAGATACCGCCCTTCGCATATCTGAGTGGCAAGCTCGAACACGCGGGTGTACTCGGGAGTCAGGTCTTGCCGACCACTGAGATGCATCGTGGGGCTGTAGGTGACGATGAGCCACCGATTGCCGAGCTGGATGGGGGCACCTTTTGCCTTGACGATGCTCGTCGGCCCGTCCGGCCACAACGCTTTCAACGCAGCCCCGCCTAGTGCGACGATGACCGTTGGGTCGGCCTGCTCGATGTCCTCTTGCAGGTATCGGCGGCAGGCTTCCACCTCGTGCTGCTTGGGCTCCCGCCGGTCGGGCGGGGCGCACTTCACCACCGTGGTGTATGCCCACGGCCCATCCCACCACTGCATCCACGTCTTCAAGTAATCCCCTGCGCCATCGGACATGATGCCGAACTGGCTGTCGGCGGGCGTCGCCCCCACAAGCAGGATGTCTACCTTGCGCTGGGTCGCGTGGCGCGGCTGCTTGTACGTCTTGCAGGTCTTGTAGAGCTCACAGACCTGGCAATTAGCGGGGTAGTCCATGTAAGCCTCCTAGATAAAGCAGCCGCAGCCGCCCCACTCAGTCTTGTCAAAGCTTCCTTTGCACTCAAGATTCTTTCGGAAGTCTTCTAGTGTCCAAGGCTTGCCTTTGTCAGGCCCGCTGTGATGCCGCAATATACTTACGTTTTTGTTAAGCTTTTCTCTAATCTCTCGTTCCTTCTGCTCATGATAGGCGTACCGCTCGGGGAACGACTTCAGAAGCAACTCGAACTGTGCCTGTCCCGACTTGATGCAAAAGCCGCCGCAATTGTTGTGGCTGAAACCCATCCCGTACAGACGAGGAGGGGTTATACCTTCCGCTTCTAGCATCGCCAGCATCGCCTTTTTTGTGAGATGAGGAGGCGACAACATTGGAGCTTCAACTTGGTAAGGCTCCCAATTCTGTACAATGTTCTTCATGCGGTGCCCCTCTGTCCAGTCGATTCCAACGTACAAACGAACTTGGTCGGGGCAAGTGGAAAAGTTCTTGTCCACCCACTTTCGGCAAAGATCCCGCTTCAGAATTCTAGAACACGGGTCTATGCGACTGTTGCCCAAAAATCGAACGTCATTGAACACTTCCCACACGTCTCTGCCGTCTGCAATGATCTTGATACGGCCCCCGACGTTTTGACAGGACTCTTTAAGGAACCGATACAGGTCTTCGTCTTCGGTCTTGGTGTCTGAAAACAGCATCACCAATTTGTCAGTCCCGTGCTGCGCGGCCACCCTTTTGGCCGCAGCCCAAGACCCAATTCCCCCTGAGTACATAACAACGTGATACATACACCCTCCGAGAAAAGGAAGGCCGTGCATCGCACGGCCAGATAGCATTACCACTGGGAAGGAGCGCCCCGACCACCGCTCGGGGCCACACGGTCACTGTGCTATCGGGCGAAGTAGCCGTCGCGGCCCGCCTTCTCGAACGCAGACGACAGCACACGGTGCATTGCGGCCAGCATCTGATCGACGGTGACGGCATCGCCAGTGTTGCGCTTGCAGAACACCTCTGCAACTTTCACGGCGGGGTACACCTTCCCCGCCGCGAGATGCTCGAACTGCGCGAGGATGTAGGCGTCGAGCGCCGAGGTAGAAGCGGAAGCAACGGGGCCGACCGTGACGGGAATGCTCGCCGCCGCCACCAGACCCGCAGGCGCGGCAGCCGGACGAACCGACAGCGTGTTGATCAACGTCTTGTGGCTGTCGGCCACAAACGTCTGGGTGGCCGCAAGCTGCTGCGACAGGTTCTCGATCTGGGTCTGCAGCCGCTCAATTGCGTGGCGCTGAAACTCAAGCGCCTCCATCATCGGCCCGGGGTTAAGCCCCTCTGCCGCTTTCAGGATGCGTCCCACGTCTGCGCTAAGTGCGGCAAGCGCCGCGTCGCTGATGCTTGGGCCGACAGCAGGGGTTGCGACAGACGCGGGAGCAATGCTCGCCATTGCCGCCTCCACGTCTTCCACGCTGACGCCGAGGTCATCCACCTCGGCCAGCTCGCCGAGGTCGAGGTCCCCAAGCAGGTCCTCGCCGATGTCCTCCCCGAGGTCGAGGTCGCCGAGATCGATGTCTTCCACAGGGGCGACGGGCTCGGGTGCCGGTGCCGCCGCCTTTCCGCGCTTGCCGATGGTAACCTTGGCCATGCTGATGTACCTCTTTCTGAGTTCGACCGCTCGTCGTCGCTGGGCGGGGATGCTGAGTGCCTTCACCCGCTCGACCCACGCCTGCTGAAGGGCGGTCGTTACCTGTTTTGGGTTCCTGCGGAGTCTCCTGCACAGTAGCAGGAACGCCCGCCGAACAACCTGACTGTAATTCTCCACCCGATAATTGTCAAGCAGCGGTATATACCGCGCGTGACTCCTTTTTCTCGATGTGGTCTGGCGACACGCACCACCTGTTCCCACAGGTTCTGATGATGATGTCGCCCCTCTTGGGTTCCTGCTCCCACATGATCTGCCAGATCATGCGGTGAACCAGGTTTGCGAATTTGCTCCCTGGGTAAGGAACGAAGCGGGGGTACCCCTTCGGGTCGTAGCTGCCGAGCCACCGCCGACAGCCGTTGCTTTCTTCTGGACCGATGAATGCTTCCAGTCGGGCTTGACAGCTGGTAGTGATCTGAAGCAAAGAAAAAAGCCCTCCCTGATTGCAAACCCCCGCCAGCAGCGAAGATCAGAGAGGGCTTTTAAGCCTTGTGCGCTGACTGACTTTAGTGTATCACACCAGGTCAACCGCTACTGGATGGGTTTGCCTGAGCATCGTACACCCATGCTTGAATTCTGTCAAGAGAATTCAAGTTATTCACATACCCACATCGGGCTGTGGATAACCCCCTGTCATGGGGTTGAGTTACATGGAACCCGGGTTCTATGTAACATAGTTAATGTAACTCTTTGATGGAGTTCTATGTAACCATGTTAATCGCCACCCTATAATTTCTTTTGCCGTCTCTCATGCAAGTTTTTTCAACAATCGCAACAGTGCGCTCTGTGAGACATCGAAGTCACGAGCTCGGCCGGTGATGACTTGTTGGTACTGCTCTTTCTTGGCGAGAGAGTCGAGGACGTACTCTTCAATGGGTGCGCCGATGAGGTAATAGACGTGAACGGGCTTTGTCTGGCCGGTGCGCCACAGCCGCCGCTGGCTTTGGTGGAACTTGTCGAACATCCAGTAAAGGTCGTGATAGATTGCGATGGTCGCGACCTGCAGGTTGATTCCTTCTGCGAATGCGCCGATGGAGAGGCAGCAGACCTTCACATCGGGGTCGGTCAAGAAAGCGTGTTTGTTGTCGTGGTTGTCTTTGTCGCTGTTCGCCCCGTGCAGTGTGACTGCGTGGCGTCCATGCTCTCTGCATCGCGCTGCTATTCTTTCGAGCACCCTCGGGTACCGGCTCCAGATCAGCACCTTCTGGTCGCCCGCCTCTTCGAGTAGTTCGTCTAGCGCAGCAAGCTTGGCGCAGCCCTCGTCTGTGGCTTCGGGGTCGATGAGGGCGGGGTGCGCTGCCGCCATGAGAAGGCTGTTTATCTGAACCCGCACGTCGTTGATCTTCTGCTCGTATTCAACCGAATCCATGTGGCCTACGTTCGTCCGCAACCCTGTGGCGAGCTGGTTGTAAATCGCCCGCTGTCGCCCTTCAATCTTCACGGGGACGGTCTGCTCGGTCAATGGCGGCAAAGTCAGAATCTCGTGAACCTCTCTCCTCAAGCAGTACTGCCGCGTGACTGCCTCAAGGTCTTCAAGCCGTTTGTAGCCCGTGATTCTCTGTCGAAACGTGTTGCAATACAACGCCATGAACTGGGGAAACGTGACGGCGGCCCCGCTGATGAGTCGATACACGGGAAAGAAGCTGTCGGGCTTGTTTCGAACAGGAGTGCCCGACAGGGCCCACAGGTAAGGAACCTTTCGAGCCAGCTCGTCTATGGCGACAAATCTCTTGCTGTCAATACCTGCAGCAACATGGCATTCGTCTAGTACGAGGATAACCGGCCCTCGTGCGACGTAAGCGTTCAACCCGAGGTTGTGCTCAGCTCGCCACACCTTATCGTAATTGATGACCCATTCCCGTTCGATGTCGATGTCCCGCCCCAATGTAAGCCTAACTTCATTCGCCCATTCGCCCATGACTCGTTTCGGGCACATGACAAGCAGCCGAACGTCGGGCTGTCGCTGCCGTATGGTTTCGTATGCGGCGAGGACACTGGCGGTCTTTCCCGCGCCCATATCGTCGAAAAGCCCCGCCCGCTTGCATTCGACCAGGTGTGACACTGCCGTGATTTGATGGGGTAGCAACGGTCGATGGGTGGTCGCTGGTGTTATCTCCATCGGCTCGCCCTTCAGGTGATATCGGGTGAAGAGCGGCCCATGCTCTTTGCCTGCTGCCCGCTCGAGAAGTCGCCAAGCCAGCTCAGGAGCCCACCAAACCTTTCGCCCGTTATCCCACGTCATGACCCCTCGAGGAAGCTTGAAAGTCTCTTCGCGATCTGCCGTGACCTCCCATGCCTTGGCCGTGGGGTTCCATCGAATCTTCATGCTGCTTGCTGCCTTCAAATTTTAGACCCCCCGTCTTTGCCTGTGAGGCGTTCGACGGGGGGTCATGGTGGTTTCGTACCATCGACCGCCCTTCAGCGCCTTCTAGGCGCTCGTGCAGTCATGGTTTTCGTCGGGTCCGATGGGCTCGTCGCACTGCCTGCAGACCTTCCACAGTCGATGACCGCGACAGAAGTCTGTCAAGCCCAATGATTCCGAACCACAAACCAAGCAGGGAACAGTGCTCATCCTATAATCACCCCGCCCCCAATATCGATTGGCTGCGCTATGGTTACCTTTACGGGCCTCACATACATGGTATTCGTTTTGTTATCGGTCCATTTCACGCGAACTCGAGGCGGGAAAGACAGGTACTCTACTTGCAGCTCTACTCGATCCTTTTCTCGGTACGGGTAGAAGTCGCCGTCCCTCCAGCAGAGAAACATGTCGCCCCCCTCGTTTCCGACTGAGGCTCGCACATTGATATCCCGCTCGCCGTAACGGCGCACCGTGAACTTCTCGCCTGGCTTTACGTTCATGACCCAAAGAGCGGGACCATTCTCTTTCTGCTCTTGCTGCATGTCATGGCTTCCTCCTTTTTGTTGTGTGTGGTTTGCTTTGCGTGAACAGCCGTGACGCTGTTTTGAATCGGCCTCGTTGATGTAACCTCCAAAGAAGCCGCAGACCGATTCGCAGGATCTCGGGCTCAGTGACGCGCTGCGCTTGGGAAAGCAAGCGCAGCGCGAGCGCCTCGTGCGGGCGCAAGGTAACCGTGGCCCTCGTGCTGTCGAAGCCGTTCCTCACGGCCAAACCGTTCGATGCCTACCGCCGGGGTAAACGATAACCACGTCGCCTCCCGCAGGCTGCCATCCTTCGCCTCGAGGGGTGCGCGGAATATACCCACACAGGTCTGCATTGTTTGCCAGCTTTCGCGCTACCGTCATAGCGTGTTTTTTCGGCACCATAATAGTATTGACAGAGGAAGCGTGCTCGCGTCGGCTGTCAGCCGGTGACTTTTCCCAGTAGATCAAGTGACACAGATCTGTCATATTTTAAGCTCCTTAACGCGTGCTGAAGATCGCCGTCCACAGCCACGCCACATCGTGATTGAACTGCTCGCGCTCGATGGGGTCGTGGAAGTAGACGACGCTCTCGATGGACTCGCCGAAACGCTTCTGCGGCATGTTGACGTACAACGTGCCGTCGTCGTTTCGGAAGATTCGCACGCCGCGGATGCGCATGCCGTGGTAGCGGAACTCGCACATGCCGACCAGCTTGGGATTCAGATCGGACTGCGCGGCGTGAACCGTGGGACGCCCCCACGGGCGGCTGCTCCAGTCGGGGGCAGGGGTTTCGTTGACGTTAATGATGATCATTCGTATCCCTCCTTTTACTCGCACTCGGGCGACAGCGTGTTGGTGACGGTGACGTGCAGCCAGCGAATGCTGGCGCCCTCGGGCAGGGTGGTGGCGCCCTCAGGCAGACGTGGGCCGTTGTACTGGCCCACGAGAATGGTGTCGTTCGCGCTGAGCGTGATGGTGCGGCGCTCGCACGGGATGTTCAGCGACAGGATGTCGCTGAACAGCGCGGCGGTGTCGGCGTGGCCGACCGCCGACTCAATTCCCTTCGGGTGATTGAGCAGGAGCTCGCGCACGCCGCCCTCCGAAACGTCGATGATGTTGATCGCCGCCATGCCCATGTCAAGCGGCAACATGTTAAGCGAGAATGCGTTGGTGATAATCACTGGTTATCTCCTTCCCATGTCGCCACCACGCCACGGTTGTGGTCGGCGTTGTCCTGGTCGCGGTCGTAGGCGTCTTCGTTGCGGTAGAACCAGATTGCATCGTTGGCGTCGTACTCGACTGCTTCGGGGAACGCCTGGAGCACCAGCTGGCGAGCCTCCTCGAGGTTGCACTCCTCATTAAAGTTGGCCGCGAAGCCCGCGTTGTTCGTCCACTCGAACTTGCCAGTCATCATGCTTTCTTCTCCTTCCGATGCTTCAGCCACAGGGCAATCAGCCCCGCGACCGTGGGAGACTTGTCTCTGCCCGCAAGCAGACACTCGTCGCCGAATGCCGCCCAAAGGTCTGCGGGAATTGACAGGCACACCTTCACGCAGGTGCGCCCCCGCGTGGGTCTGGCGCAGACGATGCACTTGCACTCTGCGCGGTGTGTGGTCATCTCGGCCTCCTTCCCGCCTCGACGTGAGGCGATGTGTATTTACACCCCCAATATATACCCGTGTTGCTCTTTTGTCAACACCTAATGCCATATTTGTTTAAAACCGCATAGCCGCACCATTCTGCGCGAGCTGACAACGCGCTGCCGCATCGCCCCCGTGCCCCCGATGCAGTCTCGAATGCGCTGTTTCGACAGGGGGCAGGGGTGAGCGTTCACCAGGTCGATGGGCCCGATGCAGTCCACCGTGCGCCGCAACGGCCCGTTGCGTGGGCCCGATGCAGTCCACCTCGCGCCGCAACGCGGCCAGGCGCGCCCCCTGCATCCCCCTCTGCCCCCCTTCGGAACCCCTTTTCAGGTTCGAAAGCAGCTGCTGGTCGACGGGCTCAAGCGTCCAGACCCGCTCGACGGTGCTCGACC